AGGGAGGGGGGAGCTCCATGCAGATTCGCCTCATACAGATCCGCCCCACGCAGATTCGCCCCATGCAGATTCGCCTCATACAGACTCGCCCCATACAGATCCGCCCCATGCAGATTCGCCTCATACAGACTCGCCCCATACAGATCCGCCCCACGCAGATTCGCCCCACGCAGATTCGCCTCACGCAGATTCGCCTCACACAGATTCGCCCCATGCAGACTCGCCTCACGCAGATCCGCCCCACGCAGATTCGCCCCATGCAGATTCGCCTCACACAGATTCGCCCCATACAGATCCGCCCCACGCAGATTCGCTCCATGCAGATTCGCCTCACACAGATCCGTCCCACGCAGATTCGCCTCACACAGATTCGCCTTATACAGATTCGCCTCATACAGATTCGCCTCACGCAGATTCGCCTCACACAGATTCGCCCCACGCAGATTCGCCCCATGCAGACTCGCCTCACGCAGATTCGCCTCACACAGATTCGCCCCATACAGATTCGCCTCACGCAGATTCGCTCCATGCAGATTCGCTCCATGCAGATTCGCCTCACGCAGATTCGCCCCACGCAGATCCGCTCGTTCCCCGTTCTTCTTATTAGAATCTAACCATTCTTTATGTAACCTCAACACTTTATCTAAATCCACTTTATTCATAACTCCTCCATAAAAGCTTATTCCCAAAACTAGTTCTAATTTCTATACAATCTTCAAACTCAAGCACTTTGCCTCTCAGTTTCCCAGCTCTCGAAGAATGCGGTCTAAATCTCCCTACAATCTGCTCCAATTCATCAGCTGCTAGGTTTGTGAGCTGAAGTGCAGCGCATAAATTCTTCTTATCTGATAGATAAAATTCCCTTATGCAGTACCTGCTTTTGCGCATAATCTTCTCCCGTCTTTGCTCATAACCTACTTTCGCCGCTACTTATGACTTTCTCCTGCGGAAAAACCTATCAGCATTATGCCCCAGATCCAAAAAATTAAGCCCCAAGACACTTCTGCCCCAGGATCCCACATAATTGCTATAACTCCAAGCGGAAAGCAAATTAGTCCTAAAATAAGATAAATCCAGCCCATTATTCTTCCCAACGTTGATAGATTGTACTGCATATGCCTAAACTGCTCTTAGGGGGCACGTCCTGAGCCAGGAAATGGGTCACACAGCCCTGTAAGCTGCTTTTACGCGCTTGCGCGGGACTCTGCTTCTCTGACTCTGTAAACGTCGCACAGCCGGTCAAGGCTAAGATGCAGCCTGTAAATAAAATTAGTTTAATTGAGTTCATATTCTCTCCTTTTTAGGTAAATTTAAATGCAAAACCTGCGCCATTATTTGCTTACGAGCCAATAATCCACGCCCAACTCATCTTTGCATATTCTTTCAATTATTGCCACCTCAGCTCCATCAGCACTAGTCCAATGCACAAGTGCTTTTGTCCCCGGCTTGCCCTTTAGCTCAGTTTTGTCCTGCAGAACATCTCCTACCTGAAAACCTGCTCCGGCAGCTGGCGTATTAGAAAAAACGTGCCCGACTCTGCCTTTTTTATCAAAAGCCACGCCAATGACGCCTTTGCACGGCGCCAAATCGTGCATGACTCCAATGCTTAAAACCCATGCTGCGATTAATGCTAAACTCATATCTCCTCCAGTTTCGATTTTTTTAATTTTTTACAACCTTTAATCCAATGTCCATACATTCTAATCTCTTCTTTTGTATAATTCTCTTTTAAACCAATTTCTTTATATTTTAAAACCCAATCCTCTATATTCATTGAAATGCAACCTATTTTTATCATATTTTCATGACAAAATGCAAAATGCTTATTAAATTGAAAAATTAAAATATTGGTGTTGAATAGATCCGCCTCACACAGATTCGCCTCACGCAGATTCGCCCCACGCAGATTCGCCCCACGCAGATCCGCCTCACACAGATTCGCCCCACGCAGATCCGCCTCATATAGATTCGCTCCATGCAGACTCGCCTCATACAGATCCGCCCCACGCAGATTCGCCCCATGCAGATTCGCCTCACACAGATTCGCCCCATACAGATTCGCCTCACGCAGATTCGCCTCATACAGACTCGCCTCACACAGATCCGTCCCACGCAGATTCGCCTCACACAGATTCGCCTCACGCAGATTCGCCTCCTGCAGATTCGCCCCACGCAGATTCGCCCCATGCAGATTCGCCTCACGCAGATTCGCCCCACGCAGATTCGCCCCATGCAGATTCGCCTCACACAGCTTCGCCCTATACAGATCCGCCTTAACCCCATTCTTATTACCTTTTAACCACTTTTCATGCAATCTCAATACATTATCTAAATCCATTTAAACCTCCTCCTTAAACTTTGCCCACCCCGGCTCCCGCCCCGGATTCTTAATAGCTACATCATATTTAGACTGCTCTACATCATATTTTAGCCAAAGAACTCGAGGCAGTCTTTTTTTAATTTTCATGCACTGAATCTCATACACTTGAATTAAGCCGTTACTGTCCAAATCTACATCTACAAGAGAGTGCCCCGCTACATTCTTCTTATACAAAACCACGCCTTGCCTAGGCGCAAGTAGTGAGCTTGTGTCATACACGTTCACGGCATCTCCGACTGAGATTTCTTGCTCCACTGCGGTATTGACTAAATGAGTGGACAGATTTCCCGCCTCGCCTTGTAGCTGTTGCCACTTTTCTTTCATTTTTCCCATGTCTAAACTCCTTTTTATTTTTCAAGTTCTTTAACTGCGTCAATTAATTCATCTAAGCAAAAACCGTCGTCGGCTGCAAGTTTGGTCAGGTGTCGTAATTCCTTAAGATGCTTAATAAACTGAGACATATTTTTGTTTTTACTGCAACTTAAAGGCGGGGAAGGGTCGTGTGCACTAGTAATTAAACTACCATCATCATTATAAAATTGATTATAGTCGGTCATTTAAACTCCTTTCCTATTCCGCAAAAACGCAGAAAACGCATCCGCAAAAGCTTGCTCCATCGTCTGCGATTCTCCGGTTCTGTAACTAGTTAGGGCAGCATCATGCACCCTTGCATTGTCATCTGCATCTGCCTGCAAGTGCTTAGATACTTCCTGCATAACATCTGCAGCCGTTTGCAGCTCTTTGGTACTAAATTGCTTAAGTTTGCTAAAGTTTTTTTGAATCATAAGCCCTTCCTAAGGTTTGCACAGGATTTAATAAATTGTGCGTATAGGTTTATTTCTTCTTTTGTATAATTTTCTTTTAAACCAATTTCTTCATATCTTAAAACCCAATCCTCTATATTCATTGAAATGCAACCTATTTTTATCATGTTTTCATGACAAAATGCAAAATGCTTATTAAATTGAAAAGTTAATATATTGGTGTTGAGTAGATTCGCCTCACGCAGATCCGCCCCACGCAGATTCGCCTTATACAGATTCGCCCCACGTAGATTCGCCTTATACAGATTCGCCTCCTGCAGATTCGCCCCACGCAGATTCGCCCCATGCAGATTCGCCTCATACAGACTCGCCCCATACAGATCCGCCCCGCGCAGATTCGCCCCATGCAGATTCGCCTCATACAGACTCGCCCCATACAGATCCGCCCCATGCAGATTCGCCTCATACAGACTCGCCCCATACAGATCCGCCCCACGCAGATTCGCCCCATACAGATTCGCCTCACGCAGATTCGCCCCATACAGATCCGCCCCCTGCAGATTCGCTCCATGCAGATTCGCCTCACACAGATTCGCCCCATACAGCTTCGCCCCCTGCAGATTCGCTCCATGCAGATTCGCCTCACACAGATTCGCCCCATACAGCTTCGCCCTATACAGATCCGCCCCTTGCAGATCCGCCTTAACCCCATTCTTATTACCTTTTAACCACTTTTCATGCAATCTCAATACATTATCTAAATCCATTTAAATCTCCTTTTTTACACTTAGACTTATCCACAATCATAATTCCTCTGTTAAAATAGTGTAGCATAGAATTTTTAGGCACGTCATATTTTATTTTATAATTAAACTCATTTTGAGACACAATTTGTTTAACACTAACTTCTTGCTCCAAAAGTGTGCCGTTTAAGTTTAGTAAGGCTAAGATGCAGATCATATATGTCTCCAAGTCTCGCCCCTCGCAATTTTACCAATAACGCGTCCATTAACCCCGTACATTTTTCCTATTTCGGTATAATTAAATATTGGAAGCAATAATTCTTTAATAACCTTAACCTTATGATTAGTAAGTTTAGTATTGTAATGAGTTTCTCCCTTACTTGAGTGAAGTCCAGAGTCATATGCATGTTGTAAATTTTCCCTATGCGTAACTAGTTCTAAATTATTTAATCTATTATCAGACTTTATACCGTTAATATGGTTAATTTCCAGTGTACCTACATCTCCCCTAAAGGTTTGCCATACTAATCTGTGAACATATTTATCATGTCGTCTTTTATTTTTATATAAAAAAATTCTACTGTAGCCAGTTACGGAAGGGCTTCCTTTTATTATTTTATTTGTTTTATTGCTAAATATTTGTCCCAACTCATTTATATAATAACTGGGGAAGTTTTTTAACCGTACCATTATAATCTCCTTCGCACTTTTGCCGCATATTTCTTACAAATTTTTCCTCCAACGCCTTTTAAGTTTCTGGTTCCCCAATTGTACCTACAAAACCAATTTCTAGGCTCCTTTTTAGCATACCTGGACTTGAACCATGCCAAAATAGACGCTCCAGCTTCAATGCTATACTCAATATCAGTCAAAAGCCGTTTCTTACTTAAGCCCAGCTTCTTAATGTTCGTAGCATTAATCTGCATCAGCCCAAAGTCATTCGATCGTGAGTTTACTGCTCCGACGTAGTAGTTGGATTCTACTGCCCCAATAGCAGACAATAGCACCGGATCTAAGCCGTGTTTAGCTGCTGATGCCATAAACGCATCGGCAAGCCTAATCGGATCATGTGGAGGCTGCCCTTGGGTGTTGCGTAAAATTTGCATATACACAGTTCCTGACTGCTCTACGTTCTGTTTACTAGCCAAGACTGTCCCAGCATATTCAGCCTTAGCGTCTGAAATGAAACAGCCAATTACAAACCCTAAGACGCAAATGATAATTACTCTCAATTGCATACTTCTCACGAACTGCTCCCGACTAGACTTTGTACAAATCTCCCTTCTAGACCTCATACCAATCTCCCCACTAGCCCTCATGCAAATCCCCCTCTGCAACTTGTTTTAACTCTTCGGCAGACACAACCGCCCTAATCAAATTAATACACTGCCCAAACACAAAATCACTTGTCTCGTTCATGTGCATTAGATCTAATTCGGAATTATCTGAGTCTAAGACATATACAAACGTATTCTTAATCAGTTCATGCCTAGTATTTCCAAATCCTGACACCCAGAGTTTTATATCTGAGCCCAGCTCACAGCTAGGACTTGTAATATAGGCACTTAGTTCATATTTATGTCTTATCATATCTTAATCTCCAGTCTTAAGTTTGGATGCAAGTTTAGACTTAATCTCCACAAAAAGTCCGAGTCTTGTAATCTTTAACCATGCTTTTAATTAACTCAGTTTTATCTTCTACCGCTTTAATCTTGACTAAGCAGTAATTTGAATCACCTATAAACTGTTCTGAAATTGCATCAGACTTAGCGTTAGCAATCTCCATTGCCTGAACTGGGCACTTAGCCTTAATCTCATCTCCAGCAAAGCTGAAGCTACAGTCTGAGGTTGTGATTTGATATGTAATTTTAAAATATCGATCTTCCATGTAATTTCCTTAGTTTTTAAAAATGTAACATATTATGACAATAACTACAAAATAAATAATCCACATTCTAACTCTCCTTTATTTGTCCTACAATATACTTTTCGGCGCCTTTGGCAAAAACTTAAGCCCTTTGTCTTAAAAATCTATTATTTTTATCAAACTTATTCAAGTTAAATTTAAACACTCTTGCAGCCTCAAGCGCAGCATAATATGTTCTAAACTTAAGCTCTTTTTTATGTCCCCTGGCGTTTAAGCGCAAAATCCAATCTCCATTAGTTCTCTGATATATAAAATACATACTATCTCCTTTTTAGTTAACGTTCTTTTTATGCTTAATTACTCATCGGTCTCTGTAGTTAAAACTTTAGAGCACAATGCAAAAAAAGTACAGAAATATTTAAACCAGCAAACGTGTCCTAATATATAGAGCAATAATCGTGATTCGTGTGCTTGTGAGCTTAGATTATCGCATTTTGCATACCAACAACCCAAATTCCCCAACTTATTCGCCTGAATAGGTCTTTTTTTACCCAAATCTAGCTAAAATGTAACAAAATCTGCCAAAATTACGATAATTTGCATAGTTTTTGCAGGCTATGCAGCTGGACTTTACCCGAGTTAAGATTAGGTTAAGATAGGCTGTGTTGCGGTGTTGCTGGACAGCTGCCCTAGAGCAAGTAGGGGGTAGGGGGTAGCACCGGTTTGTACCTTTTCCCTCTCTTCTAATAGCCCAAAACACAACTCAGGCTATTTTTAAAAACAAATCGTGTATTTTCAGGCACTTACGGCTTTAAAATAATTTAAAATTTCTTTTCTTGGAAAAATTTTTTTGCAAAAATTCAAAACCGCTCAATGTTTTCAAGTACTTAGCGCATTTGACACTGCCCAAGTTCTGTGGCACACTTACTGCAGGGGATTTGTGATTTGTAAACTGCAAAACAACGCCCCCGGCGACCGGAGGTCTGGGGACTTGCCCCCCTTTAGCCTCCAATCTTTAGCCCATAATCTTTAACCACCGGTCCTTAGCAGCGTTGCAAAGCAGCAACATTGCCCCAGCCCTCCCACCCACCCTATGCTTATGCCGCATAGATCCATATCCCTGGAGCACATATGAAAAAACCTAAAAAACGCCCCGAACCTAAAACCCAAGCAGAGTTTGCCTCCCTCCAAAAAGAATGGTACGATTATCTAAAAGACACCGGATTTGACGACCTAGAATGGGTCGATCATAAGACTGGCAAAGGTCAAGGGTCGGATTACTTGAAGCAGCCGTCTATGTATCTCTCCAAGCAGTATGACGCATCAGTGGAAGAGTATTACAGAAAATGCCGAATCTTTCTACAGCACGGCGACTTCAAATCTGGGACGCTAAAGTTTGTATTCAAGCGGCACACCGAGGGCGCCTCTTACCGAGATATTGCTGCCGAAATAGAAAGGTACCCACAAAGATTTGGACGCACATATAGCATATTCTGGATTTCTCAGAGATTAAATGAGATGCTCGAGTACATGGAATACTGGCACTACATGCACCCAGAAGGATTGCTTAATCCCGGAAGTCAAGATTTTGTAGTCGAGGATTTGCCCTTAAAACCTCTTGACCCTGAGTCTGAATAGTGTATAATTAAAACCGTAGGACGGCGTGGGAAGCTGTGGATGCGCGGCAGGATAAGGCATGCGGCATTAATTCACTTGTTAGCAAGGGACCACTGGAGACACGCATAGAGTATATATGGTGGATAAGCAATTGATTCCGAGTTTTGGCAACAAAACTGACCTGTGTGGAATCCCGCAGAATGGTAAGCGCATTTGTTACGCGGAGGGTACTGGCTTTATACTTACCCTGATGAACGTGGTTGAGTAATCAGGCTAAACACACCATTTGCCCCAGTAGCGCGGGGCTCCTACAATTTTATTATTAGACACAGTTAATAAATACATCAAGATAAATTAATAAAGGAAGATAATAAATGAAAATTAAGAGACCGGATTGGGAGATTTTAAATTATCAAGATCCTAGAACTTGGAGTGCTTTTGATGCATGGTTTGATACACACGTAAAGCCCATTAACAAAATGCTTGAGCAGGGGGTCGAAGTCACTGGCTGGCGCCTATCTGAAGCTGATGTCGGCGCAGGAGATAATATAGGAGAGTGGACTTGTGGATCTGGACATGACTCAAGATCTACCCACAAAGCCCTGCTCATAAACCTCCAGCCCATAAAGCAAGAGACTGCTGAGGATGTTTTGCGCCAATGTCTGGAAAATGGAAACTTTGTCAATAACGTAGACGGCTGGTTAGTGAAAAAAGTCAAAAACGTACTCGAGTCTAAAAATGACACCTGAATCTTGCCCAAAATGCAACGCAGACTTTACCGGCGAACCAATTCCAAAAGAGTCTCAAGACATCTTCGGAGGCAGCACTCACTTTTCCAGAGTAATAGGAATTGAAGATCCAGAAATCTACGACGGAGTCTGTAGTTGGCTTTGTCCAGACTGTAAACATATTTGGAACTCAGAAGTAGGAGAATTAAGACATGAGTGATTTATATCTATACCCCTCTCGCACAATGTGCTCAATTTTAGACGATATGCGAAAAATGCGTAAGACCCATAACTATGCTGCACTCGAATCCTGTATCGAAGAACTGCAATACGCCGGGAATCGTATGGAAGCGGCGATAGCCGATGTGCGAGACGTGTTTGAAGTTAAGAAAAAGATTTCAGATTTAAAGCAGGAGTACAAAAAAGAAAAGCTTAAGCTGCAAAAACTTAAGTCTAAGGGGAAGAAGTGAAAGACGTCTGCATAGGTAAACTCGGAGAAGCGAATGTCATAGTTAGCGTATATGCACACCATGATACTATTGTCATTTCTCCCAAAGAGCAAGAAACCTTTGAAGCTCTATTTGAACTAATTAAAAATTTAGAAAACCTAAAATCCAACCAAGAGCAATTAGCTGAACCAATTCTGGCGGTTAAATCTGCGATGGCAAAATATGTAAAGGAGAAGAAATGAATATTAGTAATTTTCAATGTATAAAATGTAAAGATTTATTAATATATACTGATTTTAAAAGAAATAAATGTGTTAATTGTTTAAATAAAATTCCGAAAATGCAACGTAATTATTGGCTAAGAATTAGTGGAATAAAAACTCTAAGGGTGGTAAAAAATGTTTAAAGTAGATAAGTACATTTTTTATGGATTTTTTACCGGTAATGTATTGGGTTTGTTTTTTGATCCAAATAATCCAGGATTTAGTTCTGGCGCACTCTTTACTTTAATTTTTTTATATGTTTTTCAAGATTGGAGAGAAAAATGAAAGACGCCTACATAGCCTGGGAAGTTTATTTAAAAAAAGATAATATAAGAAGGAGCAAGTAATGAACTTAACCGAATACAGTAAATCAGTCCTGGAAACAGAATCCCCAATAGATACAGCGCTTATAACCAGGGCTTCTCAGAATGATGCCTTAAGACTATTACACTCCGGTCTAGGGCTTTGCACCGAAGCCGGAGAATTTGTAGACGCACTTAAGAAGCATATCTTCTATAACCGTCCCTTAGACCGTACAAACTTAAAAGAGGAGCTTGGTGACGTGATGTGGTACATTGCTCTTGCGGCTGACGAGCTGGACCTTGACCTGGATAAGCTGCTTCAAGCAAATATTCTTAAACTTAAGTCTAGATACGCGAACGGCTACAATCATAACTCTGCCAAAAATAGAGATACTAAAACTGAGCAGGACCTTGTAGCCAAAGGCACAAAGTGATAACTCTAGACACCTGGCAGCTGCTCTTAATCGGGGCAGTTATTTATTTCCTACTAACAGCCTAAAATACATAAGAGCTAGTGACCTCAACTATCGGCAGCAAAAGTCTGCAACGAAGCTCACTTTAGAGTATACGAGGAATTAGTTTTTTTTACTTGAATTTTATTTTTTTCTCCTGTAAAATAAGGTAAACAACACAGGAGGCATGCTTTGGCAGACTCAGCAAAGGGTAAATTTAGCCACAACGATCCATTTTATTACACGGGGGCAAAAGATAATAAATTGCCACTTGGCTATAGACTGTACCACCCCACTTCTTCAATATTTATTTCTTTTACAGAGTTTTACACTCACTATAAATCTCTTCCAGCGCACAAAAAGAAAAAAATAAAAATAAAAAAATCTGACGGCACCGATATTAAGTCCGAAACTCTTAAATACGGAAAAACCCTATGGGAGCAGGAGCAGTCCAGGCTTCGAGCTTTAGCTCTTAAGCAAAAACGAGAAAAGGCTGCTGAGGAAGCAAAATCGGGCTACTACTGCGACTGTAAAATGTCTAAAATATACAAAACCCCTTGCCAAGTTCCAAAAAATATGACCGAAGCTCAACTTTCCGTCGCAAAAGGCGGCGCTATGCGGAAGGTGCCAGTTACTCAAGATAAAGAGTGTAAATTCTGCGGATACTACACCATATATAAATTATTTAAAAACGGAAAAGAACCAAGACCGTCATTGGTTAAACCGAAAGGAGAGTTATGCCAAAAAAGCAGAGCAAAAGAATTAAGACGTCTAAACCGAACTCGGGCGTAATGCCCTACGGGCAACTGCTGCTCCAGCTTGAGACAGTTTTAGAGAAAATGATTGATCAACACGATGTTCAGCGGTATGATATCTTAGGATCAGTAGATTACTGGATTCGTGTACATAGACCGGAAGCAGTAGAAGAGTACTTAGACGGGTCTATACCTGATTTATTTAGAAACCCTTTGGAGGGCTAATGAAACGATCTCAAATGTTAAGAAAATTAACGCATCTGCTAAAATCCTGGGAAGGTTCTCAGCTAGATGGGGGCACTTCTAAAGAAATTTTAGATTTAATCGAAAGATGCGGAATGACTCCAATGGGAGCCCGGTCTAGGCGCCCAAAAAGGGTAGTTCTTGACAATGTTAGAACTCTAATCGATAAAGATTTAGATACTAGTGATGTAATTGAATATCTTACTTTCGAAACTAATTGGGAGCCAGAAAAATGAAAAAGCTAATCCTACTTTGTAGCACAGCCATACTATTAACCAGTACTCCCCTGGACGCTGGAGTCTTTAGTTTGGACCCAAACCTGACTTTAACTCCCGAAATCGGCTTTGCCGGGACCCATGTAGTATTTGCCAGCTCAGATCCGTTGACAGAAGCGGGAGTGCTTAAAATTAAAAAGTCTGGAACGGAGCTTAGTTTAACGGTTTATAACTTGCAAATTAGAAACTGGAACGGCACTACCTGCTACCTTCCCTCTTTTAATGTTTTAAAAGATTTTGAAACCGCCTACACCTTTTTTGTAGACGCCAAAATAAGCTATCACGGCGCAAAAAACTGCCTTCCGTTTGAATCTAATATCCCCGTACAGGAGCAGCTAGAGACTCGGCTGTTTTTATTAAACACTGGGGAGCAAATCTATCTAGCCTGGACCGTATTTGATTCTAAGGGGGACGTGCTCTTAGACGAAACGTTTTATTCTAGGAAAAAGCCAAAAAAAGCTTGCAATTTTTTAAATCAAAGCTTAATCTGTATTTAGGAAACGGAAATTTATATTTAAAAAACAAAAACTTGCTTTTAACAAGAAACACTCAGGAGGATGGAATGAGTTTAACTAATAAAATTTACAAAAAATATGTAGACGTAATTTTTAAACCAAAATCAGTTTACGATGCGGAATTTAACTTAGAAAACGAGCACAAAATATCTGAAGAACCTACTTCGGAAGAAAAGCAGGCATTCAGAGCCGCTATGCTTGATTTTTGTAAAGTAAACGGGTTTAGTGCAAAATTGGAAGGCGCTGCAATCCCAAGTAGCCCTCGGCAAGCGGCTCCTAAACTTGAGTTAAAAATTACTGGGGAGCAATAATTGCGCACCGCCAACGATCTTCCCGAAAACATTCGGAAGCATTTTGATATGTATGACCTAATTGGAGTATACAAGCCTCCGGGCACGGTTACCGACAACGGAAGTACCTCCGAAGCCCAAGGCTGGGTAGATGGGGGAGATTCTTGTCATTTTACTGGAATCTATTATTATTGCTTTTGGTTGAATCCCGAATTCCGATTTAGACCTGAATACTATGGAAACATTATCGGAAGACTTGCTGCTGCGGAGGGTAATCTCAGAAGTAAATCTGCTTTTGGCGGCTATAAGCGACATCCAGATTCCAGATATTGGTATTCGGACGATAACCGAATGTCCAGAGATCAGGCAACTCCGCTTTTGGCTTCGTTAGCAATTTCTAATAGTAAAAAATCTTTAGCCAGACAGCTTTTGCATCATGCCAAAAGATTATTTTTATTTAGCACAAACACACGAAGGAACGGGACGACTGCAGACAACCACGGAATGGAATACGCCCCAGGACGGGTCTATGACTACAGCTGGAAAGTTCCAGACCTAATGATATTTGACATTTGGTCAATTTTCATCAGAGGTTTAAATCTAAAACTACTTTACCCCCTATTGCTAGTTGCTGATTTACAAACCTATATAAACGCACGGATACTTTTGCGGAACCCAACTGACACGGACGTCGCCAATTTCTTTATTAAACACAGTCTTAGCAGAAAACTACTCCCAACCTTTATCGGAGCCTGGACAGATTCTTTACTAAAACGTTTAAACCTAGAAGCACGCATTGCTGTTCGATACTCTGCTCCAGGGATGCCAGTTTTTTTAGGACGGATTTTGCAAGATACAATTACTAAATTTAGGAGAGCTCTTGAAAATTAAACTTATGTGGATAACTCCCGATGCCGAAAAAACTATAATGTACTGTGCCAGAGTCTCTAATCCGGCAAATCAAAACTCAGAAAACACTGGCTTGTTAAAATACTGCATTAAGAATGGTCACTGGTCTATCTTTGAAATGGCTAACGCCTGTTTCGAGATTGAAACCAGTAGAGCAATCGCTGCCCAGATCTTGCGTCATCGCAGCTTTAGTTTTCAGGAATTTTCACAGCGCTATGCCGAGGCGCAAGGCTTTATTACCTACAACGCCAGATCCCAAGATCTAAAAAACAGGCAAAATAGTTTAGACAATATGAGTATCGAAGATAAAGTTTGGTTCTCTGACGCACAGCTAGAGGTCCAGACTCAGTGTGAAAGGTTGTACAATAAGGCTTTAAAAAAAGGAATTGCTAAAGAGCAAGCTCGATTCCTACTACCCCAAAGCACTACTACCAGAATGTATATGAACGGCACTATTAGATCTTGGCTTCATTATTTGCAACTTAGAACTGGAAACGGAACCCAGTTGGAACATCAAGAGATTGCTAAGTCTATTTGGGAGCAGCTTTCGGACAAACTGCCAACTATTATGGAGGCACTGTGAAAAATTGTCCAAAATGCAAAGCCGATTTTCGCGGCAAAGGAATTCCTGCCAAAGACCGAGATCTATTCGGAGACAAAACCCACTTTAGTAGACTAATAGGCATAGACGGCGGTCGTCTGGGAATCTATGACGGGATCCTGGCTTATCGCTGCCCAGACTGCTGTCACGAGTTTCCTCGAGGAGATTCTGGTTGGGCATTGGAGCTATTTGATAAATATAACAATTCAAAAAAGAGAGATCCGGACTTTGATCCGTTTAAATTTTAGGAGGCTTTATGGACTGGAAATTAGAATCTTTATGGGTTAGCCTTTGTATTATAGGGGTAGCTTGGGCACTTTCGTCCTGCACCGCCAGAGTTGCAGAGTCTAAATCAGAGTGTATGAAATTTTGCAAACACGAAACTTGTATTTGCTGAGGAGGTAAATATGCCTAGTCACCACTGGGGAGATAAATGGTTTGAGGAACATGGTCATAAACTTGACAAGTCTATATCTTACTGTTGCCTCATTTGGCGCACTTATGGACGAATTGGCACTCACGGTAAAGAAAAGTACGGAACATTTAGAGATCAATTATACCCATACCGAGCTTATTGGGCGGTGCACGAGCTGCTAAAACCCGGGCACGCGTATTACCGGTGGGGAAAGAAAATTATGAAAGCTGACATTGCTTTAGGCTGCGTAATAAGATTCTTACGACTGGATCGTTTAATTACAAAGTACCAAGCCCTAATTTATAATTATGCAATCCAACAAGCCTGTAAGCGGTACCCAGAAATTACAGATGAAATTGTATCAGACCTAGAAGGGTACGAATGGGTGCGTCCAGGCATATTCGGACCAGTCTGCGGAAAAACAATTCACGAAAAATACTGGACTCGAGTAGAATAGTGGTAAAATAATATAACACTCTGACATTTAGTACAAAGTAAGGATACTAAATGTCAGATAAGCAAAAAAGCAAAAAAATAATCCTCCCCCCGAAGTCTAAAACGCCTTCCTACAAAAAATCCGACATCGTCCTCTTACCCGAACTCGAAGCAGTTCTAACTGACGCAGCGTCAATAGTTTCTACAGAGCTTGCCAAATTACGTCGCCGGTCAGAAATCGGCTCTACCCCCATGGACAACGAATCTGCCCGCGTGCTACAAGGTTACATAAAATCTGCTATAGACTTATCCAAAGAAAACCGAGAACGGGATAAGGAATCTAATACAGACAATCTATCAGACACTGAAGTCCTAAATATGTTCTTAGAAAATTTACCAAAAGAAGAAGTAGTTCGGCTTCTGCAAGATACTTTAAACAAGGACACTTCTTCCGATGAATAAGGACCCGCAACATATCCACGTAGAATATGAAGTGCTTACTTCCGGTCCTACTGGAACGTTGTTTAAGGTTTACACTCCCTATAATGAAGCGGAATACCATATTAACAATCAAGATTGCGCCATTATGCGTAGAAACCAGGAAGAAGTTTTAGAGCAGCGCATTTTAGAAGACATTCGCCCGCAATTTCCCGAAGTAGAACACATTACTCTCCTGAGGAGATAGTATGCCAATTATAGAAAATGCTTTTGATGAAAAATATAAAAATTTACTAACTAAATATGGGGAAGTCGCCCTACGAAAAAAGCAAATAGAGGAACAGCTGCTCGATTTGGAAGATAAAATTAAAACAATTATAGAAGTTATGCCTGAAATGAAAGCATATGAATCCTTAATCGCTGAAAAGGCAAAAAAGGAGCAAAATGAGAAGTCCAAATGTTCAGAGTGTTCATGCAGTAATTGATTTTCTAATGACCAAAGCCGGTACTACCGGGGAAACTAAAAAGTATCAAATTAGAATCCCGCACAAAGAATTAGTGCCCGAGTCTGAAGAGTACGATGATGTAGATCTAGTAATAACAATAGAAACCGATTGGGAGCAAACAAAAGATGGAGACGCAGACCTTACCGATGAAACTTAGATTGGCTGAAGAAAGTGATGTAGGTTTTATATTTAACTCTTGGCTAAAGTCCTACAGAAGTAGTTATTTCGCTAAACCAATTAGTAATACAATTTATTTTTCAGAGCATCATAAAGTGATAGAAAAGTTAGCAAAGACTTCTGAAATTTTAATAGCGTGCAACCAAGACGATCCTTCTCAGATTTATGGTTACGCCTGCGCAGAGCGGGTAGACGGAGTTTTTGTAATTCACTATATTTATGTGAAGCAAACTTTTAGACGAATGGGAGTAGCGAAAGCGCTTTTGGAATCATTTGATCATGACTATTCTGACGCGGCAGTATTTACTCACAACACTAGCATAGCGGATAAGCTAGCGGCTAAATATAACTTAGTTTATCATCCCTATCTCCTAATAAATGTAGAGCCGGAGTCCTAATGTCTTTAATAGACAAAATGAAAAGCAACTTAGCTTTAGAAAAGAAAGCTCTTCAGCTAAACTACAGTTTCGAGTGGGGCGTGGACATTGCTAACCGCATTATTCGCATATCCGGAGATATCGATACTGGGTACTTTGATTTTCTAGACGCCGCGCTAACCGAACTAGAGTCCGAAAGTAAAGGTGCCATTACCATTCGCATAAACTGTCCTGGAGGCTCCGTATATGAGGCTCTAGCTATGGTAGGTAGAATCGAGAGCTGTAAGCGGCAAATCATTACCGAAGGCTACGGGCATATTATGTCTGCCGCGACTCTGCTCCTGGCTTCGGGAGATAAACGCAAAATGTCCAAACGTGCTCATTTTATGCACCACGAAACCTATCTAGGTCTAGAAGGTAAGCAGTCTGAGCTTGAGGTAGAGATCCGGCAGCTAAGAGCCGAGTCGGATTCCTGGGCGGATGCCATGGAAGAAATGACCGGAACAGATAGAAATTTTTGGGCAAACACCGGAGTAGGAACCAATGCTTACTTTAGCCCAGAAGAGTGCCTAGAATTAGGAATAGTTGACGAAATCTTTTAAAAAGGAGAAGTAATGCAAGAAAAAATGAGTCAAGAAGAATTAGCTGCTTTCTGGCAGCAAAAAATGGCAGAGGCTAAGCGGCATCTTAAAAAATCAAGTAAAAATGATTTAATTAGAACCGTTATAAACATGAGTGTTCGAACTTACGAACTAGAGTCTATTATAGAAAAGTTACAAGGAGATATAAATGAAGAGTCTGTTCCTGATTCTGAGCCTAGTTCTCAGTCTTAATTGTTTTGCAAATGAGAAAGTGGTTTTAACCACTACAAATAGCGTGCTCCTCAGCTCCGATGTAAACATTAGCTCTATGACTGTAGCAATGCTCGATATCGCCTCTAAGGTAGTTCTTCGCGGGCAAGCAAAATACCCCATCTATCTTGTGCTCGATAGCCCGGGCGGGAGCATCTACGCTGGAGATAATTTTATTCAGTTTGCTAAAACTATTAGAAATCTGCACACAATTACAATGTACTCCGCCTCTATGGCAGCCGGTATTGCCCAAGCCCTGCCCGGCAGACGACTAATTACTGAGCACGGTATGTTCATGTTTCATCGAGCCACAACTACTATCAGCGGGCAAATCTCTGAAGGAGAGCTCGAGTCTAGATTGGCAAACTCTAAAAGATTAGTCAGGCGCATGGAAGTTAAAAACGCTAAAAGAATCGGAATTACTTTGCAAAAGTACAAGCAAAATGTAAAAGACGAGTGGTGGTTGGATGCTGAAAAAGCGATTTTAAGCAAAGTCGCAGACGCCATTGTAGATATACACTGCTCCCCCGCATTAATTAAAAAGAAACTGACCACAGTTAAGCGGACGTTTTTTGGTAATAAAACAATTACACGCAGCGCGTGCCCACTTATTCTATAGGAGTTAAAATGAAAGTTACTGAAGTCTTTACCCATATGTCTGTCCAATTTGGAGTTCGAAAGAGAGAGCTTCGTCATTTTACAACTGATTCTTCTGCAAAAACTAAAAACATTAAACTAGAAATAGTGGACGGAATCGGAATCAGAGCTTCAAATGAGGAGGACAGTGTTGTGATTCCATTTATAAACATTACTTGCTTTAAAACAGAGCCGGAAAAGAAAAAAACCCCCGCGTTAACAAAAAGCGAACGAGAGGTGCTCGGTATGGAGCCTGACTCAACTAGTTCTAGTAGAGGGTCTAAAAAGTAGATGGCAGCTTCAAAGCGAAAACTTAAGGAAACTCTAGCAAAACGAACGGCTGCTTCCAAAGAGCAAGCTAATAAGCCGGAGTTTAACTTAGAGGATTTTTGTTTTGATAAACAATTAGATTTTATTCAAGATAAAGCTAGATTTAAGACTGCGGTCTGTTCTCGCCGGGCGGGGAAAACAGTCAGCTGTGCTGCAGATTTAATTAATACAGTCCTATCTAACAACCAAGGAGATGTGCTGTATGCCACTCTAAACCGGAAAACGGCAAAAAGAATTATCTGGAAAGAGTTGCTAAATATTAACAAGAAGTTCCAACTCGGCGCTCACATCAATAATCAAGAACTAACCCTAACCTTTCCCCACGGAGATAATCCTACAATTCACGTCACGGGAGCAAAGGATGCGACCGAAATCGAAAAGTTTCGAGGAATGGCGCTGCGAAAAGTGTACATAGACGAGTGCCAGTCCTTTCGGGGCTATATAACTGAGCTCGTAGAAGACGTGTTTGAGCCCTGTTTAACGGACTATGACGGCTCCTTAGCCCTAATTGGTACTCCAGGTCCTATTCCGGCTGGGTTCTTCTACGACGCCGCCCACAACGCCCAATGGGCTAATTTCAAGTGGACTATGGCGGACAATCCTCATATTGAACTTAAGTCCGGGAAAACAGTAGATCAGATCCTGGCAGAGCTCCGGGAGCGTCGAGGGGTTACTGCTAATGATCCGTCCTACATGAGAGAATATTTAGGTCTCTGGGTCCAGGATTTTGATTCCCTGGTATATCATTTTAAGAAAGAAAGAAACTTATATAATAAGCTTCCAGCTGATCTTACCTACGTGCTTGGAATTGATATAGGTTTCCACGATGCAGATGCGATTGCCGTCCTAGGATACAGCTTAGAAACAAACCGAGTTTACCTAGTTGAGGAGCATATTAAGCGCCGTCAGGGGATTACGCCTCTGGTAAATAAGATTAGAGAGCTCCAGGACAGATACGACCCAGTCAAAATGGTAATGGATACCGGCGGCTTGGGTAAAAAAATCGAGGAGGAAATGCGCGTAAGATACACCCTTCCTGTCCATGCAGCTGAAAAGAATAGAAAATTTGAATACATAGAACTCTTAAACGATGATCTTAGGACCGGAAGACTGCAGGCATTTTCCAACTCAGTTTTTGAGCAAGATTCTTACATCCTTCAATGGAACCGAGATGATCCATATAAGCTCAAAATCTCAGACGGGTTTCATACCGATATTGGAGATGCAGTCCTTTACGGCTGGAGAGAGTGTAAGCACTACATCGAGCAAAACCGTGAAGTTAAGCACCATGATAAGACAGATGCCTATATGCGCCAGCTTGAAGAAGATGAGGCTGCTAAAGTCCAATTTAGAAAAGACAACCCAGACGACTGGGAGCTTATAGAGGAATTTGAGGCAGACGTCTCGGAATTAGATGATTTGATCTCAGATTTTTGAAATACATAACAATATGCAATAATCAGTAGGAGAATTCATGACATTTAAGAATATCGAAGAATTAAAGACCTTTATCCTATGGGCGAAAAAAGAGCAATTAGCTGCTTTTCAAGTAGGAGAAGTTTCTTTTACTTTTTCAGATGCCCGGATTATGACTGAAAGCCTAAACGCACCTACTGCCCAAGAACAAGTAGACCTAGAGGCGGCACAGGAATCTAAATCAGATTATCAGCCTAATAGTAAAACTTGGGAAGATGTCGATCAGTCTCAAGACGATGATGAAGATCTATTATATTACAGCACTTAATAGGAGCTTAAATGCAAGAATCAGATTATTATTGGTGGAAAAAACCAGATAAAAAAATTCATAAGAGCGTGTTTCCTTATATTGCTGATTTGCGCAAAAGGCAAAGTTACATCCATACGAATAATCGAAAGTACTTGCGCCTGTATTCTAACTTTGACGTGCTTGATCTCCAAGGCTACTCCTACTTAAACGATACTCCAACCACCTCTACCCAAAATAGAGTTACTTTAAACGTAGTTCAGTCTATGGTAGATACCGTGGTTTCCAAAATAGGAAAAAACAGACCGAAGCCCAGCTTTCTTACAGAGGCAGGTGATTTTTCTCTTCAGCAAAAAGCTAAAAATCTTACTCAATTTATTGAGGGACAATTTCAGTCGACAAAATTTTATGCTCAAGGAAAGAAAGCGTTTAGGGACAGTTGCATTTTCGGAACAGGTGCTGTTAAGATTTTTTCTGAAAATGGTCAAATGAACGCTGAAAGAATTTTTATAGACGAGCTTGTAGTTGATAGTGCTGAGTCTTTGTACGGAGATCCTCGGCAGATTCATCAGTTAAAGCAAATACATAAAGACGTTTTAAAAGAAATGTTTCCCAAATCTAAAACTTTTATCGATCAACTAGGTGCTGAGCTCGCCGAACAGTCTGTAAGCCTAGGCTCTACAGTAGAAAATAAAGAAATGGTTTGGGTAATTGAGTCTTGGCACAAACCCTCCGGCGTAGGTGCTAAAGACGGAAAACATTGTATTACTATTGAAAACCACACTCTTTTAGCCGAAGAATGGAATAAAGACTATTTCCCGTTTGCGTTCACTCGCTGGGGTGAAAGAGCTATGGGATTTTTTGGGCAAGGAATTGCGGAGCAGCTCCAAGGTCTTCAGTTGGAAATTAACAAAATCTTAAGAACGATTCAAGTGTCTATGCACCTAGTGTCTATTCCAAAGATTTTTCTAGAAGCATCTAGCAAGGTCGTGACTGCCCATTTAGATAATAAAATTGGAGGTATTATTCGGTATGCAGGAACGCCCCCGACTAATGGTCCTTTGGGGCAAATTCCTTCTGAGCTTTTTTCTCATTTAGACCGATTGTATCAACGTGCTTATGAAATTATCGGCGTGTCAGAGCTCAGTGCTCAAAGCCAAAAGCCTGCAGGTCTTGAATCCGGAAGAGCATTGAGAGAATACAATGATATTGAAACTGAGCGATTTATGGACGTTGGGCAAAGATATGAGCAGTTCCATTTAGACGCTGCTGAAATTTTTATAAAAGAGGTAAAGTCCATTGTCGAAAGCGGTGAAGTAGAAGATATAGATGTCAAAATACAAAGCAATGACTTTGTAAAGCGCATAAAATGGTCTGAAGTTTCCATGGATGAAGATAAATATTCCATGTTTCTCTATCCCACAAGCTCCTTAGCCTCTAGTCCAGGAGGTAAATTGCAAGACATTCAAGACTTACTTCAAGCCGGTATGATTGGCGCCGAAGAAGGTAGAGATCTTTTAGATTTTCCAGATTTAAAAGGATATTACAATTATGCCAATAGCCCCGTCGAGGATATTAAAAGAACGATTGAATTAATGGTTGACGAGGGGAAGTATTTTTCTCCGGAGCCTTATCAGGATCTAGAATATGGAATAACTAAAATTCAACAAGCCTATCTCTTTTATAGAACACGGGAGCTCCCGGAAGAAAGGCTAGAGCTTATGCGGCGTTGGATAGAAGATGCCCAAATCTTGCTTAAAAAAGCCTCCGAGCCCACAGAGCAAGAAATTGCAATGCAGCAGCAGCAAATGCAGGCTGAAATAGCCCAGAATGCCTCCGTCGCTCCTCCAATTGAGGCGGAACTGCCTCTAGCCGAAGAAGCCGCGGCAGTAGCTGCTCCAGACCCTGCCATAGGATTACCTGAATAATATTAATCAATAATTAACACGCCCTTCGGGGCTGTGCTTTTATGCACACACAAGTAAGGAGACTATATGTCAGACACACCAGAAAACACAGGAGTAATTACCGAATATTCTAGTTCGCTCTACGAAGGATCTACTTCCGATGAAGATAGAGCCACAATTTTAGCCAATGCAATGGGAGCAAAACAGGAAGCCGCCTCTGAAACCGCGGCTAATTCGGAAGAATCTACTACAGAAGAGGCAGACATTGAAGAAGCTGTCCCTAAACAAGAAGAAGATCAATTTGCGTCTAAATTTGCTGCCCTAAGCCGAAAAGAAAAGGCTGTTCGAGAGCGAGAAGCTCAAATCGAGGCTCGGCTAAAGGAATTGGAAGAAAAAAGCACTAGCCTGGAATCCGAGTACGAAGAAAAATACGGCAAATATAAATCGCTTCCAGACCGGCTAAAAAATCAGCCCCTAGAGGTGCTAGCCGAAGAAGGAGTGGATTTAGATACACTTTTAAAAATGGTTCTAGAAAACGATGGGAAGCCTACTACAGAAATGCAAATTCAAAGACTTCGAGAGGACATGAAGAATAACTACTCAAAAGAACTAGAGAATTTAAAACAGGAGCTTGCCGAAAAAGAAAAGGCGGCAGAGGCAAAACGGCAGGAAGAGGTAGTTGAAGATTACAAATATGAATTAAATGAGTTCATTAATAGCAATACCGATGAATTTGAACTAATAAAATTAAACGAAGCAAGCGATTTGGTCTATCAAGTCGTCGAAGATCATTATAACGAAAACGGTAGAATTCTCACACACAAAGAAGCCTGCGAGCACGTTGAGAATTACTTGCTGGAAGAAGCGAAAAAACATTTAAGCGTGAACAAGATTAAAAAGTTGTTAAACCCTGAGGATGCTCCCTCAAAGCCACAAGCCGAGCAACAGGTAGGAGCTAAAACCCTATCGAATACGGCAGCTACTACCGTACCCAATGAGAGTAGCCGAGTTTTAAGTGATGAAGAATCTAAGCGGAGAGCGGCAGAATTAATCCGTTGGGAAGAATAATTTTTAACTAATTTAACAACTAATAGAGGAGACTACAATGTCTTTAGATTTAACCACTTTTGCAAGTGCCCTAAAACAGCACTATACGGATGATAGAGTAGAGAATACTGTCTACAAAGACAATCCGCTTTTGGCTATGATGCCTAAGATGGAAAGCTTTGGCGGTAAAAACCTTCCAATTCCAATCATATACGGAAACCCTCAGGGACGTTCTGCTACTTTTGCTACAGCTCAGGCTAATAAGACTAATTCTCAGTTGAAAGATTTCGTTTTAACTAGAGTTCGAGATTACTCTCTTGCTTCTATCGATAACGAAACTATGGAAGCTTCAAAAGGTAATGCTAATGCGTTCATCGAAGCTGCTACGACTGAAATCGATGGAGCTATTCACTCAGTTACTCGTTCACTAGCTGTTGCTATGTACGGAACTGGTTCTGGTTCTATTGGTCAAGTTAACGCTGGATTCACTGGCACAACTCTTCAGTTGAAAAACATCGAAGACGTTACTAACTACGAAGTTGGCATGGAGCTTGTTTTCTCTGCTACTGATGGCGGCGGAACTGTAAAGTCTGGTAATATTTCTGTTACTGGAGTAAACAGAGACACAGGAGCCATAACTGTTGATGCTGGTTCAGCTATTGACGGTGGAACTGGTCCTGCTACTGATGACTATATTTTTGTTCAAGGTGATTATGACCTTAAACTTTCTGGTCTTAGAGCTTGGATCCCAGATTCTGCTCCTACTTCTACTGCGTTTTTCTCTGTAGACAGAACTGCTGATGCTACTCGTCTTGGTGGAATTCGATATGACGGTTCTGCTCAACCAATCGAAGAAGCTCTTGTAGACGCTGCTTCTAGAGTTGCTAGAGAAGGCGGAAAGCCTGAGTACTGTTTCTTGTCTTACGATAAGTTTGCAGATCTAGAAAAAGCACTTGGTTCTAAAGTTCAATACGTTGACCACAGAGTTTCTGCTGAAATCGGATTCCGAGGAATTCTTATTCACGGACCTCGTGGACCAATTAGAGTTATCCCTGATCAAAACTGCCCTTCTGACAGAGCTTTCATGCTTCAAATGAATGTTTGGAAATTGTACTCTCTTGGAAAGTGCCCTAAGATCTTGGATTCTGATGGTCTTAAAATGCTTAGAGATTCTAGCGCTGATAGCGTTGAAATCCGAGTAGGCTACTACGCCCAAATGGGTTGCAGAGCTCCAGGTTATAACGTAAATATTCAGCTTGCATAGAATAAGCAAATATAATCAATAGTTTATAGGGAGACTTCGGTCTCTCTATTTTTTTGCCCTATGCTAATATCAGTCTTAATATAACTAATCTACATTATAGACACCCATCTTAGGAGGATTAGTGCTTAAAATGAATAATGGATCTGAACGTACTTCCGATGATTTTAAAGAAGCTCTCGCAGAGCACCAGTCTGAGAAGCCTAAGAAAAAAAAGAAAAAACCTGTAAAGGAAAATGTCCTAGCCGAGGCTATGAAAGTGAAAAACATTGGGGACGGAATTCAACACGCCGCCTCCGCCATTGCCAAAAGTTATAAAAAATAGAAAATAAACCAAAACCAGCGCTCCCTGCAATTAAGCAGCGAGACTAAATAGGAGAAAATCATGGCAAGTAGAAATTTTAACAGAAGTCAAGCACTAGAAAAAGAAGTAAAAAGTCTTTACGCAGATGTCGCCATTGGCGCCTCGGGAGCACCCACTGTAACCAAGGCTCTCGGCATCGCTAGTGTCGTTCGAAACGGAGCTGGAGACTATACAATTACTTTAGATGATAAATATGTTCGATTAATGCACGTAGATGTTCAGATTTTGGCTGCTTCTGCCGAAGACATTACTGCTCAACTAGCTGCTGAGGACGTTAATGGAGATAAAACGATTCAGGTATTGACTAAAGCCGCTGCTACTGAGGCTGATCCTTCAGACGGTGCTAGATTGCTTATCCGAATTGACCTTAAAAACTCTACATCTGGAGAGTAATATGGGTTTCTTAGACGATAAGAAAAACGCTGCTACTGTCATTATTCGAAAGATTACTGGCAGTGGCTCACCATCTTCGTATGATTCCATGAAGCAGGATAATGAAGAGATGAAGCAAGTTGCGATTAAAGACGGGGCGGAAGTTGATTCCGTTTCTGGATTAGACGCAGCTAGCGAAGAAATGATGCAGGCAATGGAACAGAAAAGTCCTGCTAAGTTTACCTCCGCGTTAAAAGCCTTTATTCAGATGTGTGAATACGAAGAAGATTCGCAAGAAGAAAATTAAAAACATTAAGCGGTTAGGGAGCCCCCTAGCTGCTTTTTTGCTGGAGGCTTAATGTCTATTACCTTATTAGAACTACGAACACAATCAAGGCAGCGGGCAGATCAAGAAGATTCCACGTTTATTACCGATACCGAGTTAAACTCCTACATTAACAACTCAATAGCAGAGCTGCATGATATTTTAGTTCAAGCCTACGGATCTGATTATTTCCTATCTGAGTTCAACTTCACCACGGTCCCAGATCAAACTGATTATACTTTACCGGAAGATCTGTATAAGCTTCGAGGAGTTGATGTAAAGTTAAATTCTGCCAACTGGGAAACAATTAGAAAGTTTAATTTTAATGAAAGGAATCGTTTAAATGATTTTGGCGTATGGAACATTTCTGGCTTTAGCGCTGTTCGGTATAGGGTTATGGGCAGTAGAATCCGGTTCAGCCCAGTGCCAGATGCAGCGGTACAAGCGCGATTGTGGTATGTGCCGGTCGCGGAAGTGCTCGTGTCAGACTCGGATGAATTAGTTGATTATAATGCTTACTCCGAGTATGTCATTGTAGATGCAGCAATTAAAATGATGGTTAAAGAAGAATCAGACCCTACTGTACTTGTAAAACAAAAAGCCGATTTAAAGAGAAGAATTGAAGAAGCTGCTAATAACCGGGACGCAGGTAATCCAGAATCCGTTACAGATGTTTATGCGGAAAATAATGATTACTTCTGGAGGAACAGTAGCTCATGATTAGAGCATTTCGTAAGATAAAATCTACTATTCAAGAACTGAATCAGGTTCAAGAAAATATTGAGCAAACTTTACGGAGCGTGCTTCAAACGCCTATTTTAAATGGAGTGCTTTTGACAAATATAGACCTAGTAACTGGAGCGGTAAATAGAGTGCCCCATAAACTAGGTAGAGAACTTCGAGGCTATTTTATAGTTAAAAAGAATTCGGCAGCAACAATATACGACACGCAAAGTAGTTTAAAAGCTGATGAAAACTTTTTACTTCTCAATACTAGCGCCAACACGAATGTAAATATTTGGATTTTTTAAGGAGATAGTATGTCTACGACCCCATTAATGAGCTTAGTGCTCCCTACCCCTACGGTAACTACTGGACCCGAGTGGGCGGAGACTTTAAATACTGCTTTAGAACTAGTCGATTCTCATGATCACTCCGTCGGAAAAGGAACTAAAATTAACCCAAACGGGCTTGATATTAACAGTGATTTGCCTCTAGGGAGCAACAACTTAACAAACGCTAGATCCTTAAGAATGATTTCTAACGCCTCCGCAATTGGCGGCGCCGCAGATTTAAGAGCTCTTTACGCCGTGGGAAGTGAGCTTTATTACAATGACGGAATAGGTAACCAGGTTCAGCTGACCTCGAACGGAGGAATAAATGCTGCTTCGGTTGGAGGCTTTGGAGGAGATTACACTACATCTACGGCACTGGCTTCATATAGTTCAGTTAGCGCCACGTTTCTCTTTCAGCAAAATACAGGAATTAATGCAAACATCGATGCTGCCGAGCTTACAATAAGAGAAGCGGTTGCATCTGCCAATGCTGTAAAACTAAAAAGCCCTGCCAGTCTTGCGGCTTCTTATGATTTAACATTACTGACTGCTCTGCCTGCGTCCAAACTAGCTCTACTTGTAGACGCTTCTGGGAACCTAACTGCAGAAGAAATTACTTCGGCACAATTAGGAGACAATGCTGTAATCCCTTCGGGAGCGATTATGCCGTATGCTGGCGCCTCTGCTCCGACTGGGTTTTTACTATGCGACGGCTCAGCAGTAAGTAGAACAACTTACGCAGCCCTATTTGCAGTTCTTGGAAACACTCACGGACAGGGCGATGGGTCTACAACTTTTAATATTCCAGATTATCGAGGAAGGTTTTTACGCGGAACAGATGACATGGGCACCGGAGCTGGAGCGGCTGGGAGAGATCCAGATGCTGCAGGCAGAACGGCAATGAATACTGGAGGAAACGCTGGAAATAATGTTGGGTCGGTGCAAGCTGACGCTACTGCCAAAAACGGACTAACTATTACAGACCCTGGACATAGCCATGACCAGTTTGATAACGTAGGCGGTACTGGCGGAGTAAATTTATCCGCTACAAACGCAGGATCTACTGCTGGCAGATCTTCGACTACAAGTACCGACCCCGCGGGAACTGTTTTAAACGCAGGAGATAATGAAACGCGACCATTAAATGCTTATGTAAATTACATCATAAAAACTTAGGAGTAACATGGCTTTACAAAAAACAAAAGTGCCTATCTCCTTTGCCGAGGGTTTAGATACTAAAACTGATGATAAACAGACTCTGCCCACTAAGCTTTTAGAGCTTGAGAATGGTATTTTTAATAAAATAGGAAAAATTAATAAAAGATTTGGCTACGACATTTTACCTCAAACGATTGTAAACGAGTCTACCGAAGTATCCGAAGGTCGAGGACTCACCCGGTACAAAGATGAACTTGTGCTTTTTGACAGCACTAAATTATTATCCTATTTAGACGCAAATGAAACTTGGATAGAAAAGGGAGATCTAGTCTCAGTAACTACAAAAAACCAAGCCATTATCCGAAATCCATATCAGCAATCCGGAGCCGATTTTGCCTCTAATGGCATAACCTCAATTTCCGTCTGGGAAGATTCTAGAGGCGGATGTCGGTATTCAGTTTTAGATGAAAGCTCTGGAACTTTTATTCTTTCGGACGCTGAGTTTACTGCTTCCGGCACAAATCCAAAAGTGTTTTTACTAGGAAATAATTTTGTCTTAACATACGTAAATGGAACCGTCGTTTCCCGAAGAACTGTTTCAACGCTTACTCCGACTGTCTTAACTGCGGAGCTGGACATAATTACCAACTTAGATCCAGTAGATAAAGTGTATGACGGAGCGCTTATTAACGACCGACTATACTTTGTTTGGAACGCTAATGATGGCGGCGGCGCAGTTCGTATGCTTTATCTGCTTCCAATTACGTTTACCGTAAGCACCAGCGCGGTGGAGCCTGGAGAAATTGCATCTACCTGTGCCACAATAACCAGTGATAGTTCGGACAACGTATGGGCAGTTTATTACGACGGGACGGACGTTAAAGCCTTTGCTTACAATAGTAATTTAGACACACAAGAAACTGCCCCCACATCACTAGAGACTGTTGCTAACATTAGAAACGTTACCGCTATCGAAACCGACTCTGCAGACAATACTATTACTGCCTTTTACGAAGTATCTAATACTACCAGCGGAAACCCTGATAATTTTGTGAAGAAAAATACAATAAACGCCGCCGCCTCAGTTGGCACTGCCTCCGTATTTAACCGTTCCGTAGGAATTGCCAGTAAATTATTTTCATATAATAACAATCAATATTTTATTCTTGTGCACGAGTCAGATCTGCAGTCTACGTATTTTGTATATTCCATATCCGGAGATATTGTTTCTAAAATTAGCACAAACGTTGCTGGAGGGTATACTGCTAATAGCATCCTTCCCGAAGTTGTTGCCCTTTCTTCGGGAGTTTACAAAACTGCTTTACTTAGAAAGATTCAATTTATAAGCGAAAATGGAGATGCTTTTAGCCGCCTAGGAGTCGAAGCTACTAAATTTGACTTTACCGCCCCCAACAACTTTTTGACTGCTGAGCTAGGAAATAACCTCCACATAACTGGTGGGGCAATGCAGATGTACGACGGGCTATCCGCAGTAGAGCACGGTTTTTCCGTATTTCCAGAAAATGTATCTTTAGCAGAGGTTAATACTGGAGCAGGGACAATCCCTAACGGAACTTACCAATACGCCGTCGTATATGCTTGGATAGACAACCAAGGACAGCTTCACAGAAGTGCTCCGTCTATAGCAGAGAGCATTACCGTGGCTGCTGGACCTTCGGATGTAGAAATTACTGCCCCCACACTACGAATTACAAAAAAAGAACAGGCGTTTTTAGAGGTATACCGAACAGAAGATGCTGGAACTGTATTTTATAAGGTAACTTCAGTAGATTCTCCGGTTTTTAATGATAAGACTGTAGATACTATAACTTTTACCGATGATGTAACTGACGCTGATTTAATTTCCAACGAAATTTTATACACAACCGGAGGAGTGCTTGAAAACATTGCCGCTCCCGCTTCTAGTCTAATAACTACATTTAAATCGAGAGTAATTATAAATGATCAAGACGATGAAAACGTTTTTAGGTATAGCAAAATACGAACTGAAGGATTCCCTGTAGAGTTTAATGATACACTAGCTAGGAGCATCGACAGCCGAGGGGGGGCACTCACTGCCTTTAACGTGCTTGACGATAAGCTAATTCTTTTTAAGAAGTCAGCAATATTCTACACTGCCGGAGAAGGTCCTAATAACCTTGGGCTCCAGGACGATTTTCTTGATCCGTTATTAGTAACTTCGGACGTGGGGTGCATAGAGCCTAATTCTGTAGTAGAAACCCCTATTGGGCTCATGTTTCAAAGTAGAAAAGGCATATACCTATTAGACCGAAGCCTATCTACTCGGTACATTGGAGCCCCGGTAGAACGTTTTAATGATGTAGAAATTACATCTGCCACCCTTGTGCCTGACAGTAACGAGGTCCGATTTACTACTGCTAATAACTTGGCTCTTGTCTACAACTATTATTTTCAACAATGGAGTACATTTACTAACCACGAAGCACAGGGCGCAACTAGCTACGAAGATAAGTTCACTTTTGTAAAATTAGACGGTAGAGTTTACCAAGAAAATAGAAACAAATTTAGAGACGGGGCAGAGTTAATTAAACTAAAACTAGTTACTAGCTGGATGAAAATGGCGACCCTATCCGGGTACCAAAGAGTATATAAAGCTATGCTTCTTGGAGAGTTTTTATCTGACCACAAATTGCTAGTTAAAGTCGGCTACGATTACAACACTTCGTTTACCCAAGAAACTCTTATAGATGCTGCCACGCTTTTAGCTACTAACAATTACGGAGACGGAACCCCTTACGGATCTGGAGATACCTTATACGGAGGAGCTTATCAATTGTACCAATGGGAGCTTAGGTTTAAACGTCAAAAGTGCCAAAGCATTCGAATATCTATAGAAGATGTTCAAGATTCTAATTTTGATGCAGGGTACAGTGTGTCAAGTTTAACGTTTGAAGTTGGAATTAAGCAAGGACTAAACCCTAACACTAGTAGATTTGGACCAGCATGAGTATGTACGCCGATTACGTTTTAGAAAGAGAAGGAAAGCGGGTATTAGAAACCGACCACGGATTTGCCACGTTTTCAGTAAAACAAGACTACATATATATAGAGGATATATACGTAATTCCTGAAAAAAGAAAAAAGGGAGCCGCCTCTTTTTTTGTAGATTCTATCGTAGCTGAATACAAGACAGAGAATATAACTAAATTAATAGGAAGCGTAGATTTAAGCTCAAACGGAGCCAGAGAAAGTATGTTAGCGATTTTGCAGTATGGATTTAAACCTCTAAGCTACGAATCAGAATTACTATATTTTATTAAGGAGATATAATGGGAAAAGCTGTTAAAAAAATAGGTTCAGCCGCAGGAGCCGTAGGGGGCGCGATGTCTCCGCTTGGAATTGCGGGAGCTATCCCTGGAGCAAAAATTGGAGAAAAAATTGGAGGAATGGTAGGTAAATTGGGTGGCGGACTACCTACAGCTAAACCTGGCTCTGGAGAAGCTGCAGCAAGAGCAATTCAGGCTCAGCCTTTTGATGTTTCTAAATCAGTAGAAAAATTTAGTGGGCAAGCAGCAGCCCAGCAGGGCTTGGCAGAAAACCGGCAGGCAGCAGTGGGCGCCCAGGGAGCCGCGCTTCGAAATCAACTAACCGAAACAGCTGCGGGCAGAGGTCCTTCTTTGGCAGAAGCTCAAATGAAGCAGACTCAGGATAGAAATTTATCCCAGCAACTTGCTGCGGCAGCTTCTCAACGGGGAGGGAGTCCGGCTGCGCTACAACGTCAACTTGCACGTCAACAAGCTTCTGCCGGGCAAGAGTTGGTACAGCAGTCCGGAGTTGCTAGAATGCAGGAAGCTCAGCAAGCTCAGCAACTTTTGGGACAACAAGTGGCTCAAGAGCAAGCGGCTGCCGATCAAGCAGTTAATAATTATTTAAATCTAGGCTTTAACATGGAACAAGCGCAAGCAAAAGCGTTGCAAGATCTAGAAACGCTAAGGCAAGGCGCGAGAGCTGGACAAGCCGCTTTGCAAACTCAGGCTAGTGTTGCTAATCAACAATCTCAATCTAATCTCTTAGGCGGACTAATCGGGGGAGCAGGGTCCTTGCTTGCCATGTCCGATAAAAATCAAAAGAAAAATATTAAAAATGCAAAAAAGGACACAGCCTCTTTTTTGAATGCGCTTTCGGCTCAAAAGTATGACTACAAAGATAATTCTAAATCAGGAACCTCTAAAGGGAAAAACTATGGTATAATGGCTCAGGATTTGGAAAAAAGCGCCATGGGAAAAAGTCTTGTAGTGGACACCACTGAAGGAAAAATGATAGATACCCGCAAAGGTTTTGGTGCCGCGCTCGCAGGAATGGCGGAGTTAAATCAAAGAACTGCTGAACTGGAGAGAGCATTGAAGAAACGAAAAATGAAGAAGGGGAAAGCATAATGGCAGACAGCCCTATTAGTCCTGACGTAGCCACGCAATTAGCTTCCAGTCCTTTGGTTCAAGATGAGTCAGTTAAGGAACAATTGGGGGCATTAGCTGCTCCAGTAGTTGATCCCGTGGAAATTCCTGTAGCCCAAAATCCGGAAGCGCTTGCTCCAGTAGAAGCTCCGCTAGCTGCTCCCGCAGAAGTTCCTGAGGCACTAGCCCCTGCTCCAGAAACCACGCCGCAAGAGCAGTTGCTTCAGGAGTTAACTACAGTCCCTACGGAAGTTACGCCAGTTCCATTGGATCAAAAATCTCCAGAACAATTAACTTCCAAAGAGAGGCAGGCTTTAATATCTCAAAAACTGGGAGAAAGAGATGCTGCCTTAGAGAAACGACTATTAAACGGAGAGATGAATCCTGACGAGGAACTTGCTTACTTACAAGAAAAATCTTCACAAATGCAAAGAGAAAAGCAGCAAGAACTACTTTCCCCAGACGTTCAGATTCGATTAGATAAAATTCAAAGCGGAATTGCAGACTATTTACAAGCTAAAAACACTTTTGACGAAAGGAATAGATTGCGCCAAGAATCAGGGCTTCCGCTTATAACAGATGTGCCAGACATTTCAAACTTCGTATCTGCCGAAGATGGACAATTTGCTGCTGAGGCAGGGCTGGAAGTTCCGGAAGAGTTGCAGTCGCTATTTGCTCAAAGTATTCAGGCAAAAGAACAGGATGCTCAGCTTGCAGCGGCAGAAGATATTCAAAGAAACTTAGCTACTACAGCTAAAGCTCAACAAAACGTTGCTCAAGACCAGGTTATAGAACAAAAAAAACAAGAAGCACAGGCTAAAGATGCAGTCAAAAAGCAAGTCAAAGAAGTTGAGACTCAATTTACCTCTCTGAGCGACTTATTTGAAAATGCCTCAACTGGTAGGAAAGTCAGTGCTGCGCTTGGGATAATGTTTGGAGGCTTAGCTCAGGGCTTTTCCGGTGGGTCAGTAAATCCGGTCTTAGATGTTTTAGATAAAACTTTTAAAAATAATTTAGCAGCTAAACAGGTGGCGCTTAAAAAAATTAAACAGGAAGCAGACCGGGCGGCTGCTAAAATTCCAGATCCCATAAAGCAGGTAAAATTACAAAAAGAAAGCGCTCTCTTACAAAAAGCTATGTTGGAAAATGAAAAATTAATGATAGACAGAAACATGGGAAGTTTTAATGGAAGCACTCCAATTCCAGAGGATCAAATTAGAGCCTTGAGAGGAGATTCCAAAGAAAGAGAGCTTCTTGTTACAGTTCCTAGTACAAAACAAACATTCAGAGGTAATAGTAAAGAAGCTGTTTCTAAAGCTAATACTGCTTTAAGGGATCTTAGTCCGGGTATTACTAGTATTGATAATTTAATTTCTGCTATTGACGATCCCAATTTTAATCGATTTAATCTTACAGATGAACGACGAGCAGCTCTAGACGCCGAAACTGGAGCAGTAATTGGTGCCCTTCGGATTCCAATCTTAGGTCCTGGAGTAATGACTGAATCTGAAAGACAGTTTATGGTTAAATTACTAGGAAGTCCGACAAGATTGACTACTCTTAGTAGTTTTGAAAAAGCAAAATTAAAAGCTGTAAAGGGAGTATTAAAACGAAATATCAAAGCACATTTAGACAGTGCGGGAGTTACCCCCCCTCCGTCAAAGGCAGAGGTAATGAACCAAGCCAACATAGCAAAGCTTAAAAAAAGATTGCCAAAAGCCACTCAGTTTGAAATAATACAATCTTTACAAAAAACCAACCAATGGCACCCAGAAGACTAATATGGCTGATAAATTAATTCCAGATTCCGAGTTTAAAAAGCAGCAAGAGGAAATTGCCTCTACTGCAAACCCTAACTCTATTGAAAATTTGAATACAAAATCAGAGCTCTCTGATGAGGCAATAGAAGCCGCTGCTCATGAATATGAAATGGAAAAAAAGTACGGAAACAGCCCCATTAAAACTGGAGCCATAAATCTTGCCTCTGGACTAACTTTTGGTCTTTCTAATCATGTGCTCAAAAAACTAGGATTTTCGCAAGAAGAGCTTCGAGAACTGGATGATAGAAATAAAGCTGCGTCTATAGCCGGGGAAGTTGTCGGAACCGGAGTCGGCTTAATCGGAACAGGCGGAACGGGGGCACTTGCCAAAGGAGCAGGTGCTTTAGGAACAGGGGTAAAGGGGGTAGTAAAAGCAGGGACAGTTGCGGAAAAGGCTACAGCTAAAACCTTAAATAAACTTATCGCAGAAACTGGCGAAAAAAAGTTTGCCAAAGAGGTAATTAAGAAAGCCATACCTAAGGCTGCCGGATCTGCTGTAGAAGGTGCCGCTTTCGGTGCCGGGCAGTTAGTAAAAGAAAACGCCCTAGGCACTGCAGAGTTTAACGCTGAAAACCTTGTATCTGCTGTAGGAGGGGGCACACTTATAGGAGGCGGACTTGGACTGGGGCTAGGTTCAGTTGCTCCATTATTTACTCCTGCTGCAAAAATTGGTGCAAAAGTTAAAAGTGCCGCTACAAAAAGAATAGCTGATTTATCTGATGTAGAAGACGCTGCTATGGACTTAATAGGGTTAACTCCTACTCAGAAAATTAACTTAAAAAAGTTTAATCCGAATCTTGCAAAAGATCTTCCTGAGATTTTGGCTAATCAAGGAAATTTAGGTAAACTTACTTCCACTGATGATCTATATAAAAATTTAATGAAGGTAAAAGATACCTCTGGGAAGCAGATCCCCGTTCTTCTTAAAAAAATAGACGAAGCCGCAGCAATTAATCCTAGTATTTTAAGAAATAAACAGGAATTATTTAAGCCTATATTACAAACTTTGGATGATAAATATATCTCTGTTTACGGAGGTAAAAAAGCCTTTAGGGGGCAGCTTTCAAAAGTCAGGCAGCTTAGGGACGATATTAGAAGCATTAGTTTAGGCGATGAAACTATGAACGCTGGAAGTTTGCAAAAACTTCGACAACAAATCGATCAATTGGCAAAGTTTGAAAAAACTCCAGGCAAAACCACTATGGGGGAAGAAGCCGCTAGAGATATTAGACGGGGGCTAAGAACAGCTATTGATGATGTTGCGGAAAGAGCGTCTAAAACAGATGCTTCTCTACAAACTATAGCGCAAGAACTTAAACAGGCTAATAGAAATTTTAGTACAATTTCTCAAATAGAAAAGCCTTTAATGAAAAAAACTATGAAATCGGATCAATTTGCTTCCGTAAAAGACTTGTTGCTAGGAGGCGTAATCGGGTCTTCCGTAGACTTTGGAGTGGGTGCTTTAGCTGTCGGTGTTAAGAAGTTTGCAGAATCGGATCTTAGAAGAAAATTATCAATACTTTCTTATATGGAAAAACAGAATCAAAAAGTGCAAAAGACTGTAAATTCCAGTGTAAAAGACTTTTTTAAAAAAGCAGCTAAGCCAGTAGAAGTTACGACTAAAGCAGTCCTTGTTCGGTCTATGTTATCTAATAAAATTGAAGACGGAAAAGAGATAAAGCCTAAAGATCGGCAGCAAGCTTTTCGCAACATTCGAGAAAATTTAATAGAACTTGCCACTGACCCGGAAAAGTTAGAAAATAGACTAATAAAGAGTACCGCCGGATTGTCTCGAATTGCGCCAGAAACCGCCAGTTCAGCTCAGCAGATCTTAGTGCGAGGAGTTGAGTTTCTCTTAAGCAAAGTACCAAAAGAGGCGTACAGTGCCCAGGGACTTGCCGCCTTACAACGAGACCGGCAAATTTCGGACCTGGAACTTGCTAAATTTTCTAGATACTTAGAAGCCGTGGAAAAGCCCATGATTTTGCTTGAGGATATCCAATCTGGGACAGCCACTAGGGAGCAAGTGGAGGCGGTAAGAATCGTGTATCCAGATCTATATAAGCGTATAGTTGATCAAACTTATGAATATTTAGATGACTCTGAGAACAAATTGAGCTATACTAAAAAAGTGCAGTTGGGAATTTTACTAGATATTGATGCAGATAGCTCATTACGGAAAGACGCACTTATGGATTTACAACAAAGATTTAAAACTGAAGAAGAAAAGCAAGCTGCTGCTCAAGAGCAGAGCCGAAAAGCGGCTAGCACGTTTACAGCGGCGAGAGCTGATAAAATAGACATCGCTTCTCGAGAAAACTCAGAGGCGCAAAGCTTTGCCAGACGGAGACAACAGTAGTGAATATTGGTATGCTGCTTATTATAACTGGAATAACTATCTCTGCAATTTTTGTGCCACACATAGCCGTCGCACTTGTTGCGTTTGCCTTATTATTTAATTTAATAGATTAAGGTAGTTTAGCAATCAATTACCTCCTTAAGCGATACAATAACATTTAGACATTATTGTACCTATGCCCCAAAAAGGCAGCACTCAAAAGGAGGACACGTGGCTCGGAAGAATACGCTCAAAGCCTTTAAAATGCTCGACGCCGGAGACGTTTCTGGCAATTTGCAATCCGCAACAACTAATGTTTTAAATTTAGATAAAGCTTCTATTTCAGTAACTTGGACGGGCTCTAGCCCTGTAGGAACTTTAGAAGTGCTCGCCCGAAACGGAGAAGACGATGCTTGGTCTGCTCTCAACTTTGGCTCTGCTATTAGCATTTCCGGCAATTCTGGAGATCACAGAATCTTGCTAAATGAGATGCCCTTTACGGATATTCGAATAGATTACACCGCCACTTCCGGCACAGGTTCCTTAACTGCTATTATAACTGCTAAACAAGTGGGAGGCTAAAATGGCTCTTTTTATATTCCCCGCGGTATCCGTAGACACTTCCGGACTTGCCACTGAGGCTAAGCAAGATACTATTATAACCGAATTACAGGACCTTGATACTAATACGGCTGATAATGCTACTGAAACTACTCTTTCTGCGTTAAACGCAAAAGTAACTGCAGTTAACACGGGAGCAGTCACTGTAAGTTCTAGCGTGCTTCCTACCGGAGCTGCTACCGAAGCGTCTCTTTCCGCTCAAGCTACCGACGTGTCTCTATTAGAAGACAGGCTCGCTGGAAGTCTTGTTCCCGAAACTCATGATTATATTGCAACAACTTACGTCGCTGCAGGCAATGGAGCGGGGGAAATTGAGACAGTAACTTACCGTACGGGGGGAGCAGCCGGATCTATAGTTGCTACCCTAACACTGACATATGATGGCAGTGACCGACTTTCTTCCGTAACTAGGAGCTAATATGCCTTTCAAATTTAATCCCTTTAGCGGAACATTTGATGAAGTGCAGGACATATCGGAAAAAGTGGATGGACCTGCTTCTAGTACAGATAATGCGGTAGCCCGTTTTGATTCTACTACAGGAAAACTTATTCAAAATAGTTCTGCCATACTTGATGACGCCGGGAAACTTACGCTAGGAGCTGACGGCTCTGCAAATTTAGACGCGGTAACTAAGCAGCAATTGGATGCAGTCTCTGACGCCATTGTAAACCTTGCTTGGCAGGATCCTGTTATTGATAAAGATTTAACTGCTCCTCCGGGATCTCCCAGTACTGGAGACCGGTATTTAATTGGATTAGACACTGCTGCGGGAGCTGCTACTGGCGCCTGGGCTGGGGAAGATGGAAAAGTCACAGAATGGAACGGAGCTTCATGGGATTTTTACACTCCTGCCAATGGCTGGTTTGTCTCTGCTGACGATGAAACTGATGTTGTTTACGGCTTTGCGGGCACAACCTGGACTGCTAAATCATTTGAATCAACAACAGCTTCCGGGTTTTTATCTAAATCTGTTTTTGATATTCAGTTAACAAACTTGATTAATCAAAATTTAATTATAGGAAATGGGTCAAACGTTGCTACAAGTACAGACACTAATAGTGTTGGAGATATTTTAGCAAATAGCGCATCCGGACTGACAATCAAAGCGGGGGCAATCCTAGACGCCGACGTTAACGCCTCTGCTGCGATAGCTCTTTCAAAATTAGCTGCGGTGACCGCTAATCGAGCGCTTGCTTCCAATGCCTCTGGAGTTGTGGTACCTAGTGCAGTTACAGACACCGAGCTAGGATATGTTTCAGGAGTTACAAGCTCTATTCAAACTCAATTAAACGGAAAACAGGATGCAGTTACCACGACCGCAATTAGCTCCAACGCCACTTTAGCTGCCGATACTTACAATCTTGTAAACACTTCCGTAGCAAGGACGTTAACGTTGCCTGCCGCTAGTGATGGAGCTACTGTCTATATAAAAGACGTTACCGGGTCAGCAAAAGCAAACAATATCACTGTAAACACTCCCGGAGCTGAAACCATAGACGGAGATAATAGTTTGATTATAGACTCGGAATATCAATTTACAAAACTTGTCTCTGATGGGACAAATTGGTTCATAGTATGATTATATTTAGTGCGTTTAATTATTTTAAAAATACTTCAGGAGGTGCCTCATCTCTTTTATAGGTAAAAATCCAAAAGTAGACGAGTTGCGATTAGTACCCCAATCTGCAGATCCCAGTAACCCTGAAGAAGGTGAGCTTTTTAGGTCTGATGGCACGTCTAGGGCTGAAGGTACTTGGGAATATAAGAACTCAAATTGGTCTAAATTGTTTTCAGAAAATGCAGTTACTGATAGTATTAATAATACTGATAGTCCGTATGCCGTTGCTACGACGACCGAAATTGTATTTTGTGACACTTCCTCAGGAGCAATTACTGTTAATCTGCCAACCGCCGTTTCTGATACTGGAAGAAAGTTCACATTTAAACTAACAACCGCAGGTAATACTTTAACTATCGACCCTAACGGAGCTCAAACTATCGATGGTGCCACTACATTTGAACTTCGGGCAGACGATGAGGAAGTTACAGTTGTTTCAGACGGCGCTAACTGGCAAGTTATCTCTAGACAGTTAAATGAGTATGTAGAAAATGAACTTGCAGCAGATTATTTAGCCTCAAGTCCTTCCGCTGGAGTTTGGCAGGTTCCCTCCTCCTCTTTTAGATTAGACTTGGAGCCTGGGTCTTGGGACATTGACTTAGAGGCTATGATGGGGATGTTAACCAGCACAAGTACTGCGGGAAATTCTATTAATTCCGAGATAGCATTTGCAACCAGTAGTACGGGAGGGACTGGAATTGTAAAAGCTTTTTCAACTATTTTATTTGCAGTCGCTACTAATCAATTTGCTTATGAAATGATGACTCCTTTTATAAAAAATTATGTAGTTACAAGCTCCACTTCTATTTATGTACATATTAGATTTAGAAATTTTGGAGGGTCTACAACTGCGGGAAACTTTGGCTTTAGATCAGAAACTGGGTCTGGCAATGGAATGGATCCAATTCTTGTAGCGAGAAGAGTTAAATAATGAATTACATAAATTTAGGAAAATTACTATGGAAGAGTTAAAAGTTTTATTAACAGAAATTTTATCTAGATTAAGCTCTATAGACGAAAAGCAGGCTGAGACTAGTAATAAACAAGCGTTAATGAACGAAGTCCAAGTCCGACACGAGGAAAACTTACAAGAACACATGAGAAGGACTGCTCTCTTGGAAAAAGAATTTAAACCAGTACACAAGCACGTCCATCAGGTTAGAGGTGCAATTATTTTTTTAGCGGCAGCAACCCCGATTGCCGTTGCTATTTGGATAGCTTTACAGTAAAAAGGACGACAAATGCCTACTACAACTTTTACTTATACTACTCCCAGCAATTACACTACTTCAGATGCAGAAGTTAGCGGAGGAAATGCGCAATTGTCCGTAACTACTGGACCAATTACTTACCCCGGAGTTATAGATTCCGATTTAGGATACACTTACGATCCCACAAAAGCCGTTTTTACTGGGGGAATGGTAGAGCAAGTAGACCAGACTGCTGCAAACTCAATTCTTGCAGGAAAACTTGAAACAAAAGATCTTAATTGGCATAAATCTGGATCCGTTACCGGAACTTTATATGGATCTCCGACTTTTGGAACCGGTAAAATGGTTTGCACTGGATCGCAAGGAGTTAGCTGGGAATATACTACGACCGCTATAGAAACTCACAAGTTTATATACACACCAAATTATACGACTGCTCCCCCTGCAAATGTCAATGTTTTTACTAGTTATAACGGTACCAATAACAATGATCGTTTTTATTTAACAAACTCTCCCAGCGGAAACAATCTTAGGTTCGATCTCAGAAACTCATCAGGTACTGCAGTTGCTGGATTGACAGTTATTGGAGCTTTTAATCCTGTTGCAGGTACTGACTATGAGTTTGAAATTGTCTTAGATTCAGTAGCCGGAACTGTCAGAGTTTTTATTGACGGAACATTAATCGGCACTTCGGCACTTGGAGCCTGGACTCGTGGGGGGGTAACTTCTCGGACTATACTTGGAGCAACTCCTGTTGTTTATAATCGAGCAGAAGCTTCGTATGATGATTATATTTTATTTGATAATGCGCAACATACTTCTAGTTATGTCCCTGGGTACACAATAGTTGATACTATTTACGCTGAAACTATTGTAACCAGTCCAGAAGTTCCCCACTCCGGACCAGGAACAATTATTTCTTTTGACGCTTTTGCCGCGGTAACGACTGGCAGCCCTCGGTTTACGTTTGAAGTCGGACAATCTGGCGATTTTCTATACTGGGACGGTTCGACATGGTCTACTTCTAATAATACGTATGCTCAAGCAACTGATGCGGCAACGTTTAACGCTAACACTTCTAGTATTCCAGTACTGGGCGAAGTTTTTGGTCAGTTGCGAATAATTTTTCCAGATTCTAATACTATAAGCTCGGTAGACTCTTTTGATTTAACTTTTACTGAAAATACGTATTCAACGGCAGGGTCAGTTGTTACGAACACAACTGTAAGCGCGGACGCCTTAACTTCGCTTTCTACCGCCACGACTTTGCCTGCAAATACTAATATAAAACATGGAATAATCGTAGACGGAGCTCTTAAATACTGGGATGGAGCTGCCTGGGTAACTTCTGACGGATCTGAGGCGCAGCTAAACACAGAAGAAGAGATTACAATTAATGCCGCTGCGCTTTTAGGTACGCAAAATTCCCTACTTCAACTACACTCAGGTCTTTTTACTACAGATGGAACAGTTACTCCGCTACTAGACAGCGCTAGTCTAGTAACTGATTTTGGAGGAATTCCTTCAGGAACCCAAGAGCTATGTACTGTGTGGGGATACATTAATACTTTAAATGGGGTGCCTATTAGTGATGTAACTGTCACTGTAAAATTAGTTGAGGCTGCCTCTGAGTACCGAGAAGCTGCTGGGCGGATTTTAGGGAACAGCCTTTCAACCACAACAGACTCTACGGGGTACTGGCAACTAGACCTTACTAGGTCTTCTCAGTTTGAGGGGTCTGGACAATATAAGGTTACTTTTGAAAAAGCCAATGTGCTTAATATAAAGACAAACAATAACGCTCCTATTGCTTTTAGCGTACCAGACGCTGTCAGCGTAGAGCTTAGTACTCTAATAACGGACGTATAATGGGAAAGAAATTAAAATCAGCCTCAGCCTCTAAAGTTTTAAACTATCCGCAGAAATACTTATCAGAAAAAGCTGCAGATCATTTTGGCGTCGAAAAAGGTAAGGACGTAGATGAAACTTCCAGAAACCTAGTGCAAAAGGCTGCCGATAAACTAGGAATCAAGGACTCAACTGCTGCAAACGCTTTAAAAGCTGTAGGCGCCGCAGGCTTGTCCATGGTGGCAGATCCTTTAAACGTTGTTCCCGGTCTCGGTCCAGCCAAAAGACTACTTAAATTGGGGCGCGGAGTGTCCAAGGCAAAGGCGTTAAATAAAGCCAAATTACCTACCGGAGCTCGAACAAAAGCAGCCCCTGGAGCTGTTAGGGAGGCTAAATTGCAAGCGTTGGGCGATGTTATGTCTAAAAAACCTTCCAATACTGCTAAATTAATACAGGCAAATGATAAGCTTTCTCAAGTAGAAAAGGGCAAGAGAATTGCCCGCTCGCCAGATATTGCCGATAAGATTAAGAACATGAGCCCAGAAGATAAGGAAAAGTTTAAAAAAGCGTTGCTAAGAAATCGACGTTCTGAAAAGAAAAATCAAGGAGAATAATATGTTAATGTCAGTTTTACGAAAACTAGGAATGCAGCTGCTTACAGCACTCTTGACTGAAAAATTCCTAAAAAAGCTTATAGTGTTTTTGCTTAAAAAGTTGTCTGAAAGAACCGATAATACTATAGACGATGAAGTTGTTAAAATGATCGAAAAAGCCCTCGAGCCGCAAGATCCTAAATAGTGCTAATATGGAATAAAAACCGCCTATTGCTTATCTGGAATAACGTATAGACATTTACGTAACCCGAACCAGGAAGTAATATGCGGTTCTCTTTTATGCTCAAGGGCATTAAACCTTTCTCAGTAAACTCCCTTTTTTATAACGACGGTCGAACAAAGACTCAGGCATACTACGACTGGAGTTTTAAATTCTTCGGTATGCTTTGCCATGAGAGCGTGCAATTAGGTTTAGAGCCTATGCGGGAGCAGTTTGATCCTAAGAAGCATTGCTTCGCGGTCAGGCTAACTGCTTACTATCCAGAAAAAATCTTTTACAGACAGGTTGGGGGAATCTCAGCCAAGACAATGGATTTGTCTAATTGGGAAAAGCCGCTTATAGATGCCCTGTTTTTGCCTAAGAATCACAAAGTGTCTCCACCTTTTGGGAGCCCAAATATGAATTGTGATGATAGGTATATTGCCTCAATTGTATCGAGAAAAAGAATGACTACAGAGGATGAGCCTAGCATTAGAATTTCTATAGCCATGCTACCTATTACATCCCTTGAATCATATCCTCGTCTAGAATTACATACAAAAGTTCTCCAGAATCCCGACGACGAGACAACATAATATTGCCGTGCTCTTCCATGAGCTCTACCGCCTTTTCTGGCGTCGCAATAAAATCCCACTCCCCAACTCGGTTATATTTTTTCATAAGTATGCTTTCGCACCTGGCTAAGAGCTTTTGCATTCTTAGCATTGCTACTGAAGGATCGTCGTTGGCGTTTAAGCCTAAGGTACACTTGTCCTGAACTTTATCAAATAGTTGTCTAAAATCTTCCTTGTAAGCCTCAATATCTTCCAATAATAAGGGGTGCCCACTGGCTCTCATAACTTTGACTTTTTGCATTATATCTCCCATAGGTTAATTCCTGATGCTAAAAGCTCGTCCCAGTATACCACAGTTTTGCTGTAAGCGTAAGCAGTGTTTTTAGGTTCTGAGTACAAATGCTCATCTTGCAAATTCCGTGCCCGGACAATTGCCTTAATTGTCACACAATTATCTTTCGTTTCGGTCAGTGCCAAATAATCCTGCTTATGGGGTCCCCAAATTAATGGATCTTTTTTTTGGAAAGTCCAACTAAGTCCATGCCGCTCAGCGGACTCCGCACTTTGTGATTTTACATGGATTCTTCTATCGTCAGAATTTAAATCTGGACTGTAACTTTTACCTCTTTTTTCGTAAATAGTCAAATCCGGATCAGTACAATCTAAATTTTTAGATTTTAAATAATTACAAACGGCAAACTCTGCTACCGTACCGCCTACAATATCTCTAAAAATTTTAGACAGCTGCCTTTCCCCTCGGTCAACGTATAACTTTGTACTGGACTGCATTCTTGCTTCTGCAAATTCTGAGCATCGTTTTATGGTTGTCTTACTTACTACAATTACCATTTTGCCCCTTTAACCCACTTTTTAAAATCTTCAATATCGTACTGTCCCCGGGCAACATTAATCCAGCACATAACCCAGCGCACATTACCTTTTGTGTATCCTTTTGAGTTGTCCTTTCTATCGGGACTCAACCTAAACGGATTCATATGATATTTCGATTCATACATCAAATCGGGCTTTCTACCAGTTACTTCGCATTTGCTGTTTTGAAATATATCTAATATATCTTCAAAAGTAAATTCCGGAGGACTAAACCCTCTTTGTTTTGCTCTCATTTTCATACCATTCAAACACCGCATAGCTGCCCCTTCCGGAGTTTTTCTGTGCCTTTTTTGCCGTTTAGATGCATTTTTTTTATTGGCGGCATCGTATTGTTTTACACAATCTATGCATTTATATTGAAGTCCGTCTTTGTTTGATTTTGACTTATAAAAAGATGTAAGTTTTTTTATTTTTTTACATTTACTACACTTTTTCATAGCAATAATAAAAGCAATAAGAACAGCTCCCCCCAAGCAATACTGCGCACAGTTTTGTTTTCAGATTCAAGTCTCTCTACTTCTTTAGACTCAATCTTAATCAGCTCTTCCTGTGTCTTTATTTGCTCGTCCTGAGCCGCTATTGTTTGCTCCTGTTTCTCCACTACCAGACTGCACTCTGTTAATAGTCCGGGACAAGTTAGATTCTCGGCTCTTGCGATACTGCTCAAGCCTAAGCTTAAAACTACTAACAGCATTATCAGATACTTGTTTTGCTTCATTTGCCTTCTCCTCTGCCTTAATTACTTTCTCAGTCGCGTCTTTCTTTTTAGTCAAATATAGCATCTTCTCTAAAGATCCCATAATTAGTTTTACAATCCATTTTATGACTAGATCTATCATGCCTTATCTCCTTTAGGGCACCAAGTAGAGTGGTGATAGGAACTGGCGTCCTTGCCGTAAGTCTTAACTGCACCACACTCACATTTACTTTTTGGCTGAAGGGGGGCACCCCCAGGCTGCTTTACTGGACTCATTTCTGTTTCCATGTTGTAGACAATGTTTCCGCTTTTAGTTTCTCTTAGCATATACTCAGGAATGCTCCAAAGATTTGTCCCACAGTGCTCTTTAATTTCATACTCGTCTGGGCTAAAAGTTATTTTAACAATTTCCCCGACTTTGTATTTGTGTTCAGGAACCACAGACACCGGACTAAATCCTGATGGGATTGTATTTGGAGGATTAGTAGTACTGCAAGTATAAGTTGGGTGCTGATTTCCAAATGAATGCATAGGTATAGTTTTAGTGTGCATCTGCAAAGTTCCTCCCTATCTCAGCCGGAGCTTTCAAATCTATAGATATTTTATAATTATTTTCCATAATATCTTGCACCTGCACTTTCATAGCATTCTGGTATTGCTCTGGAACTCGGACCACTAATTGATCGTGGATCTGAGCGCAGACATATCCAGGGACTTGGTTCTTTTTCATGTATCGATTAATTGAAATAGCTGCTCTATTTACAATAGACGTAGACAAAGACTGGATTTGAAAGTTTTTAGCATTATTTAAATAATTGCTTAACTTCTTTCGAAGCTCTTTCATCTTAGCGTATTCTCCCGGATCATCATGGTATCTTTTCCATAACTCTAAAGAATCCAATATATCTAGCCCATACTTGCCTACAATCCTTTTAGCCTCCCAAAGGTGCCTTACTCTTCCAGCTTCGGATCTTACAAAGCCGTCTGTAACTGCTTGCTCCTCAGATCTTTGCATCCACTGCTTTAAATCCGGATATGCATCTAAATACTGCTTTCGAAGCCCCTCAGCCTCCGCTTGAGAAACTCCAATTTCAAACTGAAGCTTGTACGCGCTCATTCCGTAGGGGATACCCAAACAATTATGTACTTTCACTCCGTTAGCAAAAAAATGGTGCTCATCTTCTACCCTAATATCATATACCTCACAACTCTCACTAGGTTCTATTTTAATTACTTGAGGAGATTTACATCTAGATTTAAAAGTAGGAATATAATTTATGTATTCACGCAAAGCATCTGATTTTCTTTTACACTTCATATGGTGATGCAGTTCCAGCTCTGATAATCTCTTACATCCTAATCTTGTTGGAGATATTTTATAATAGTTTTTTTCATAGGTTTTATTATACTCTAAAGAGTAAGAACACTCTACTCCTAGTGAATTTAATAAAAGACACACTCCAGTACTTAGCCGATGATCTTTTGAAACTAAATTAATAGAGGGCATATCGTGGTTCATTTTTATATAACCATCAGTGTCTAATAATCCTGCTAAAAAATTTAGTTTAAGTTTAATTGGCGCATTCATTATATATGTAGGTACTTCCAAGTTTTTACACTTCTTTTGACCATCTTCCCATTTACCTAAGTTTAAGGTATTATATACAATCTTTGCCATTTCTGAGTTTACTACAACAATTGATTCGAAATGTCCTCGGTCTTCTGATACTCTTGTTTTATATCCTAGATTTTCCATAAACTGTTTAAACCATTTAGTAACTCCATCTTCCTTTAATCCACACATGCCAATATATCCTTTTAGTCCATGACCTTGTGTGTTTAACCTTTGACTAATTGAAACTATACCGTCTCCCAATAATGCTCCCGAAAAATAAGCCCATTCATTATCCAGTTTTAGTTCTCCAAGAGGCTTATTTCCTCCATTTTTATAATACATATTGCTGTATATAGGTAGATAATTATTATTTAGACAATTGGAAGTTTCATAAATTATTTCATCCTTTTCCTTTAAATCCTTTGCCTCTACCCATTCGTTGTTAATAAAAAAGGGATGATCTTCGGTACATCTTATTGTGCCCCTGTTTGTATGAACTAATATTGTCCTAGCTTTTCTTTTAAATAATTTATTAACCTTTTTAAATCCTTTAGAGGTTTTTACTAAACTGTCTTCCTTAATATCTTTTATCTTTACATAGCCTTTTGAAGTTTCAACTAAGGTTGATCCTTCACAACAGTAAGCTTTGGCTTTTTGTCGTCTTTGTTTGTCGACTTTACCAAGGTAAGTTTTGGATGTCTTATCAGCCGAAACGTTTTGGAGTTTTTCCGTCTGTATAGCAATAGCAGAATAGAAATCAAGACCACTCCTAAAAATATCCCGTAAACCATCATCGCCACTAACGTGGGCAAAGACATGAGGTTCAAGGGATTCATAGTCTGCATCGATAAATACATGATCTTCTCCTGAAATAAAAAACTTTCGAACTCTGTTCGTGTGCTTTACAACAAGCTCCGAAGCTTGTCCCGGACTTAACTGTCTAGGTAATTGTTGAATATCAGAGCCGTATCTGCCGGAAATAGTTCTATGTTGAAAAAATGAAGGGTAAAATATGCCATCCTCAGATTGATCTAAAAATCTTTCAATGTAGGCTCCCCGGATCTTTATGAGCTTATTATAATCCTGCAAAGACTTTACCCAAGAATACTTCTCCGCCATCAAGTCTAAAAAACTATCATCTACTTGCGGATTTCCTTTATCGGTATAACTTACTGCCTTCTCACCAAGCTGCTCGAAGAAAAGCTTTTTTAAATGGTGCTTACTGGACAGATTAAATGGGTACTTTTGCTCTTCTTCTTTAATCAAACTTAACTGGACCATTCGTGCTACCCTAGGATGTAACTTTCCTTTTCCGAGCAAGAACTCTTTAGCCGGACTCTGTACTAAGTCTTCTACATTCTTTTTACTAAGACTATATTTTCCAGATTTAGTTTTTGGTAGCGGAAGTTTGTAATAAGCCACAACTGCTTGTGCAAAACTCCCAGTATTCTTAGCCGGGTAATGTCGGTTTACGTACCAGGTTATAAAATTATCTAACTCTGGTGCTATGTGCTCTTGAATCGAGTCTTCTAAGTTATTGATATCTGTATTGATTTCCGATAATGAAGAGTTAAGCAATTCCATGTCTAACGGAATCCCGCCTTGCTCCATAGGAATTGTAACTTCTTTGTAAAGCGGCATAACTTCATCTTTAAAGAAAAAGTCTTCCAAATTTTCTTCTTTTATTTGCTTAAGATAGTGACGATATAATTTCATTGTAAGGATGCAATCCTTTTCACAGTATTTTGCCATAATATCTAGATCGCATTTGTACATATCAGATGGACCGTGACCTCCGTTAGCTTTTACGGATGCCATCATCTCTTCCTGCTCTCTAGTAGAGTCGGCGCCGTAAACTTTTTTAGCTATTTGTTTTAGCCTAAACGGCGGGAGCTCATCGACAGTGTGCTTCGCAAGCAAAGTGTCTGCCCAGAGTGAGTCTAAGAGATCTACATCAAAGAAATTAGTTGTAAATGGAATATCAAATGCGCCGTTAAAGGTAATTACTTTCTTTTCTTGAAGATGCTTTAACGCAACCATACACTGCCAAGCTGGTAATACTTCTACTAATTTTCCATCTAAAAACTGCTTATGTGGAATATAAAAGGATTCGGTGTCATTTGAAACACCAAACCCAATAATAGTATCTTTTCGAACGTTAAGACCATTTGTCTCAATATCAAATGCAACTTCAGATTGCTGCCTAATCCAGTTGGAAAACTTTACAAAATCTTCAGTGGTTTTGATAATCATGAATAAACTCCGAACATTCGCCTAAGATTGTTTTAAACTCAAGCGATTGCAGGTTCGGGGTCTCATCAATAGGGGGAAGTGCGTAAAAAGGAACATTAAGATCATTTAAGATCTCTTTAGATTTTTTTCCAATAGAAATTACCTTCACTTCTTTGTCTGCCACTGCAATCGCTTCAATAATAAGTGATTGTTTGTCATTATACAGTAGAGTATCATTTGGTGATAAATCGAAGATGCTCATATACTCTAAAAAACTCTGGTAAACATTAGAGCCTACCAGAGCTTTATCGGTGAAAACGTCTAAGGTGCTGTCACTGACAAAAATCACAGTTAACATTATTCGCCGTCTTCTACAAGAACGTTGAACTGATGTGCTAATACGCCCTTGTGGGTGCCTTTTGTGATTTCAGCTTGTCCGTTGTAGACAACTTGACACAAAGTCCCTGGCTGAATTTGTTCCATGCGAATAGCGAGCGATCCTGCTCTGTTAATTACTGAGATTCCATCTGCAGTTTTAAATTTAAAATCGTTGTTTTGAGATTTAGGATTCATAACGGTTCCAAGGTACTCACCTTCAAGAATCACGCCTGTAGTTCCTGCTTCTGCTAATGCTTTTGGTCGGATGTAATTGATACCTTCGCCGACTGTTACTTCTTTGAATGCCATCTTTAGCTCCTTTTTTTGCTGTCATAGGCTTTATTGCTTAAGTTACGATACACGTTTTTTTCTTCATAGTCAAGTACAGGACTCATTTGCTTTTGCAGATTATCAAATGCTTGGCTTAATTCTTCATCTACAATTATTTGTGCTGATCGGTACTCCAATAAAGCGGCTGTGAGCTCTACAAGGGAGCACTTCTCTCTTAAAAGTTTATCGACTACATCTGCCAAATTATCAGCAGCCTTTATTTGTTGCTCAAGTTCGACCATTTTTCATTCCTTATGAATTTGGCATCGGTATTTTCGCAGATTAGCCACTCAGATAATTTTTCTAGTGGTATTTCAAATTTTGCATTTATTCCCATAGGGTAAGTAGTTTCAAATCCCTGATTAATCCAAGATCCTTTTACTGTCCATTTTTTTCTAAAAGTAAATATTTTTTCTACTAGAACAGCCACATCTGAAAACTTTTCGTGCTTTATAATATCAAATTGTCTAGGAATTCTCATCTTCAAGCTCCCATTCGTTTACAGTGTAAAAATCATTATCTTCACGAGACCAGAATTTCGATTTATGTCCTGGAGGTAACATTCCCTCTGTTTCTAGTAAATTTAAAATCATTTTAACTTTAATCTCATCTTCATAAACAAGCTCGTTTTTATCTTCTGCGTATGCAATCTTGGAAAGTAAATTTTCTAACTTTTCCGCCATTTCACTTTTCTTCATACCCAGCTCTTTTCTTCAGATCAGATTTAAACCTGTCGTCTAAATCAACTCTTTCATCTAAGTAAAATTCTATGATCATAGCGGCACAACATCTAATATGTGCCCCATGATGTAGTCCCGATTCTGGATCTAAATCTTCACCTTTATTTAAAGCATTAGTATGCCGCATTAGGGCTGATAAAATTCTAGTAAATTCTAATCCCTTTTTCCAATTCCATTGGTCATATTTTTTAGCTCCGAAGGTCCAGACTTTAGCCTCCTGCTCTAGAGCATTAGGGGGGATTAAAGCCATGATAGGCTTTTCTGAATCGTGCTTTACTCCGGACATGGGTTTTCCGTGAATGTAACTTCTAATACATTCCCTTCTTTACTTGCAATTTTTTTTAAATTTAAATTACATATGACAGTATTCGTAGGAAGCATATAATTAAACCCTTTCTTATCTGCATGAAACGACATATGTTCAACAAAACTTAAAAAAGTATTTAAATCTACATTTTTAGGTAACATTAATTTTATATCCACTAACTGTTTCATTTAAACCTCCAATATCTCATATTCAGAATTATTAATCTCTTTTTTTGCAATATCTGATTCATCTAACCAAATACCAGATTCCTTACACTGCTTATATTTCTTAGCTGCCTTAACTAAATCTTGATACCCTTTGTCATAGCTCTTTTCTGAAAGCTTAAACACATCACACGTCGGCTCTTTTTTGCTTAAAACAATGAAATAGAAATCAAAATCTTTGCCGTAATACTGTTTACAGATCTCAGCATAGAGCACGGCAGATAGGTCATATCTATACCTAAGAACAGTATCTCGAAACGTTGCTTGATCTGATCCCCAAGCCGTAGTCTTTACGTCTGCAATATACCCCTTTTCCACATTAATATAATCAGTTCTAACTTTAGAATTGATCCCCATAAAATCGCCACAAATAGTGTGCTCAGGAAACCCGCCATCCACTAAAGCTACTGCCGCATCATTTTCATTGTAATTGTCTACACACTTTAGGCAGCGAGTTTTTTGAGACGCACTAATTATAGTTTTATCTCTATTTTTTGCCTTAAACTTTTGAAACTCTACCCCGGCTTTTCGAAATCCAGGAAAAAATGCATACTCCTTATCAACTAAATGCGGCTCTAAAATGTAACTGTGAACCAAAGACCCTTCTGAAAATGCTGGGTTTTCCTTTTGCTCTTCTTCTACCGTTTCTAATATGTATTTGGATTCAAATTCCTTAGCAGATTTAAGTAACAGTTTATAAGCTGAACTAGATAGATAATTCCTATCAGCATGATAATCCGCATTGCTCACTCCTTCGTTTACTCCTGGTTGTAAAATCATGTATTGCCTCCTGTAATATATTCTATATTATCTTGCATCCTTAACTAATTTCAAAGGCTTGCGAGTCATAATCCTTTTGAAAACATCACTATATGGTATTTCTGGATGTCTTGCATGATACTCTCGGATTTCCCTTAATCGTTTCAACGTGTCCATGCTATTGTCATCAACTATTAATTTTACTTTCATATTAACCTCATAAAAATTTAATTCAGGATACGCCTTTTCTACTGAGTACGCTAAGTCCACTTTATGTAGACATTTTTGAAAAACCTTACCTAACTTTACCACTATTTCTCCCTGCAAGATAAGTTATAATATCATGCATCATAGTGTGCAAATGCCCATAAATACATACTTAAAAATGGTTGGCTCCAATAAAACTATTGATGCCCCAATTATTCCACCAAATATAGTTCCAAACATAAATAACAATAAAACTATACTACCCTTCATAGTATTTATGACTTTTGGGTCAGACTCTTTTGTTGATTCTATCCAAACTTTCATACTCACTCCTATGCAAGATAATTTATGTTATATTGCCCTTAAACCTGAATCCTCGCAGCCGTATACGCTTCTCGCTCGCTAAATCCAGATGTGTTCTCTAACTTGCCATAAGCCGTATTCACATATTTAAGAACAAACGCTTCGTCCCAATTAGGCACTTCCCTTAATCTATTTCCTAACCAAAAAAAATAAGCATTACGCCCACCAAGTCTTGCTAACATTTTTTGAGGATAACTGACTGCGTCCATTACATCATGTTGAACAAATCTTCTGCCGGTAAAACTAGGTTGAACCATCTTATTAAACTTATCATACTCTGGCTTAGCGGGCAATAAGCTGTCAAAAACAGTATTTCTAATCCGTTCTCCAAGATATTTAAGTTCCTGAACTTTTCCATTCTCAGGTCTAATCGCATTTGCCAACCTAGATAACCTAGACGGGTTTCTACAGGCTCTATCCATTTCAGGTATGTACTTTACCAATCTCTCTACATACTCGCAGTAAGCCTCATAATCCTCCAGAGGCTGCTCTAAGGAAACTATAAAATGATAAGACTTTCCTCCAGAGTATGTAATAGATGTGACTGGCAATTTTCTTGTAACATACGAAATTTGATCTTTTAGCGCCATATTATCTAATTCTATTAAAAAATTACGAAAACAGACTACATTCGCATCTGCCCGTCTCGGTTTATCTATTGCATGATACGGCATAGATGGAGCCAGGTCTTCAGTAGGGTGAAGTGCGTTTATGCAGAAAAAGTAATCCTGCTTATCGGGAGCACTCTTTACCGAGGTGCCTTTAGGATTGTCTGCAAAACAAGTATTTTGCCCCGGATCAAATAGTAATTTTAAAAATTTATCTACACTCAATCTAATCCTCCTATAACTTTAACTCCGTAGAATCCATTGGTGCTGTCTCTTTTTCCATTTTTCGTTCCGAAGTGTATTCTGGTTTTATAAATCCCCTCTTGCTCAAGTCTGGCTAGAAGGTCTCTTCTAATTCTATTAAATTTGCTATTGTCCACATATCTGGCTCTAGCTACCCGCTCAAAATCTTCTAGTAAATCAACAGACTTTATTTTTGCGTCTTTATCTGTAAAGTCTAGGTGATCTTCCACATATGCAGTCACAAAATTATATTCCTTTGAAGATGCGTCTTCCAACATTTCCGTATCAAGTTCTTCCGGTACGTGGATTTTGGCGTGATTAGGGCACAACTTGTCATAACTTTGCTTGCATTTAAATAGAAATGCACTTTTCTCTGAAACTAATCCTTCTTTAAAATTAGGATCACCGTCGTCCATTTTAGGCTGCTTTAGTTTTAACAACAAAAGCCGACTAGCCTCATTAGGCATACTGAAATCGATTTCTGGAAACAAGTTTGAGGCTATCAATAGTTTAATCTGTACATGGGCAGTAAAAGGTTGCTCCCCTTTTCTTTCTATAGGCACGTAATCTCCGCCTACCAGAGAGTGAATCTTAGATCCTGCAATGTACCTAGGGGATTTACAATCGCCAAATACCGCTAAACGTTTTCCATAGACTTTGCTATAGAAAAACTGAGAAGAGGTATTTTCATCGATGGGCATAACATTATCTTCTCCCAGCCACTCAGTAATAGCCGAGATAGCCGTAGACTTACCATCATTACCTTTTCCATGTAGCCACAGAATTTGCCTACCTTTATTTCGTGGATCAAAGATGCTCCATACCCATGCCATAAAAACATCTGAGAAATTTAGCCTTGTCAGAAACTGGTCCCAATAAGGTGTAGGTCCGTCTTTTAATATTGCCGGATTAAAGCGTTTGTATGCAATTTCATCAGAATCATGAGTTAAAATCGGGGGGTCTTTTTCTAATCTTTTGTCTATATCATATTTGAATTTATTAAATATAACTTTTAAATAATCTTCAAACTCTACAGTAATCCTACCACTATCGTTTACAACATAAGGAGAGACTTTGTGTAAAGCCGTAAGTGCCGTAAGCACTTCTGACTTAGCTCCTCGAATAACGTTCTCAAAGTTTAATTGAGATGCTTCCCCGGCAAACGTAACTTCGTTATTGTCATTTATATAAAATAGTCTAGAGTCTCCAGCTACAGACGCAAACCAGCGCAGTGGCAAGTAATCTTTTGCCTCATTATATATAGCCGTTCTTTTTTCGGATTTTCCAAATTGTTTTTCTGAAGTCTGTAGCAAGTCTTCTTTAGAGTGACCAAAATCTCTAACCATTTGCACAACATCATCTACCATAGCTCCATTTTTACTTAGCTCTGGATAGAACTCGATTATCTTTTTTCGTACAGATGTTTCTTTAACTTTACGCTTGGTCTGCTTATTATAAAACTCATTATCATCTACAACGAAGCAAAAAACCTTTCTCACAGCAGTATAATCGATAGCTTCCATTCTCATAACACCTTCCATGTGAAGAGTGTAACAGAAAAGCTCTAACTATGCAATACTAGATGAAAGTGTCGAACTTATGATCAATGTCAAAAAGTTAGCCATGTACATTGTGTACGTGTCATGTACGTGTTTTTTGCCTTTTTGAAAAGCAGAGTTGAATAATTATAAGCACTTATCCTACACGTACACGATGTACACAATGTACATGGGGTTTTCCAGTTTTATATATATTTTCTAATGGAGTAATGTATTTTTATCTTATTTTAGAGGGAGGGATGCACTTAAAAGCACGAGAGTCTTTATTTGAGGGTATCTTATTGCATTGAAGCAGTCAAGGGTACTCTTACAATTCAGTCTCTCAGGGAGAAAAATGAACTACCTAACTACTACACATATAATCTTGTTATAGCCAAAACAGCCAAATTTCATGTACATCGTGTACCTGCACCTATTTCCTCAGGCAAGGAGCCCCGTTGAGTGGCATAAACGCCTTAAACTCTAAAACCTAAGCCTAGATACAAAAAACCCCCAGGACGGGGGTAAGAACGGAAGGAAAAAAATAAACCCTAGTTTTCGAGGTCTAGGAACTCGGATGCCCCCGCAAACAGGCTAGGACATCCATAAACAGAATACTCTAAAACCTAGATTCTGTCAACTTTTTCCAGAGCAAATACCCAATACAGACCAAATTTACACTATAATTAAACAGCAGATAAGGATCATTACCTAACTCCGCCCAATTATAGACCAATAGCAGAATCTCTCCCACTCCCCATAGAGCCAGAAAGCTCCAGGACAGCCCGTCTAGGCTTTTCCCACGCCAGGCATGGATGCATTGCGGCACTGCACATACAGCCAAAAGAGTGCTCCCCATTAGCCCATAGACTTCAACCATTCCCAACCCGTCTTTCGTTAAACTCCACTTTATCTAAATCCGTCAACATATCATATCCACAGTCCTCGCATTTAAGCTTGGTCTGCCTAATCTTACCAAAATCCCCCAGATAGCCACAGTTCACACATTTATAATATCTAGTCGGTTTTGTGCCTAAAAATAGCTTAGACTCAAGTTTAGTCTTTTTCATTTTCGCCTCGGTATTCTTTTAGGGCTTGCCTCGCAACATGGTTGCCCATGTCATCAATGTAGCTATTGTTTTCTTCAATAAACTCCAAAGCCTTAGCCAGTTTGTCGGCGGCTGATTTTTCTATAAGGTGAATCCCATTTCCGTTTATTTTTTCACCCCTTGGTATTTCAATACATCGTTTGCTGTTGTACTGCACTTCATAGTGAAATTCATCTGTGGTATAAAACTCTCTCGGCTTATTCATTCTCCATTTCCTCTACTTCTTTGAGGGTTTTTTTGGCTGGCTCAGGCAACCCATAAACTAATCTGTCTGTGGTTCCTAATTCAGCATATTGCTTTAAAGCCCCCTTCAGCTTCTCGATGATAGCTTGCTGCTCTTTAGCAAAAGAGCTTAACATATACTTTTCTCGACACCACTCATAAGCCCAGTCCGCTGCATTATTCCAATGGCACTCTCGAGGCTTTATCATAGACCGCTCACATTGTTTTTTATATTCCTTATTTTTAGCTTTTTCGAATTTTTTATTGCCCACACCTAACCTCTCTTCTTAAATTCCTAAGTTCCACTCTCGCTTCTTCCAAAGTCGCAAACTTAGCCCACACAACTCCATGCCTAAGTATACACACCCTTGCTCCGCATTCAAATCTTTGCTTCTTAAGCCTAAATCCCAGTCCAGAATTACTTTGAAAATACTCTGCATCCTTCCTGAACTGCCTAATCTGCCTCTCCCACTCTCGTTTACCCATTAAACTCTCCTGCTCTATATTAAGATTTAGTTAACTACGCCCCCGGCGACCGGAGGTCTGGGGACTTGCCCCCACCCAGCCTCCAATCTTCAACCTGTCGCAGCATTAACTCCCGCTTAAGGTTTGATACCTTAATATGAGTACTGTACATCAGTTGCTGCGCCTCTAATTCATTAAATAACTGCATAAGCTGCTCCAAAAATATCTCATCCGATACCGACTCAGGTTTAAACTCCGTCATTAATTTCTCCATTACTAACAGTAAAATAGCACCGTTGTTTATCCGTAGTTCTATAATTACCATTACTCAGTAAAGTCAAAAATCTCTTAGATCCTGACTCAAAGTACGCCAATAGCTCCCCATTGCTTGTAGCCAAAATCACCTCATCAAAATGCCCAGGCTTATCGCCACACGGATCAATAATAGCTGTAATACTAGAATAGCCCTCCAAAGTAGCCACCCTAGTCAGCAACGAATTTATACTTCCTTGCAAAACATTAATCATGATCTGAACATCTGTTACATTTGTTACGTAGGCTTGCTCTAGAACAGAGACTTGAGATCTCAAAGTTAAGATCTCGTTAAGAAGCATAGTCCTTAGCTTTTCAATTTCTGCCAGATTACGTTCAATATCTTGCTCATTCTCTAAAATCTGCTCCTCATTCTCCAGCACTTGGTCTGCATCCTTACCAAAAACTGCATCACATACCGGATCTAAATCTCCACCACAGCCCCTGCTAAAATCTTCTGCTACTCCGCAGCCAGTTAAAGCTGCCCCTAATATCAATGTTAAGATTACGTTAATTCGCATAGTTTTCTCCTTTTTGCTTAATAGCTTAAAATTATTTAAATCTACTGCCTAAACCCTAATCCCAGTCTACCTTAGACCCACCTAATTCTTCAACTAAATAATCTAAAGCTGCCCTAATTTGAGGCAAATCTCCATAATCTCCGCCAAAGCTAATCTGCCCAAATGCAATAGAAATTTCCTTAAATTGCTCAGGAAAATACTGCCTAACCTTAAATGGAATTAAAATTGAGTCCGTGTTGGACCTTACCGCTTGGTAAGCTAGTGGGGCTACTTTTGTGGACACCTTTCCCTCCCCAGGCTGCGTCTGCTTTAAAGATTCCTGCCTAGGCTTCGTACTAACGCAAGAACAGTTCTTAGGCAAACGCTGCTCCCATTCAGCCTCTAACTCTTTATCTTTTAATAAGTTTTCATATAAACTGGGATCATATAATTTAAATTTACTATCAGTGTACTTATGTAATTCCGCCTCTACCTGTTTTTGCATAATCGTCTCATCTACATATAAAATCTGCCCTTCCATGTTCATATCTAAATATTGAGCAGTCCAGTTACTTTCTTCTGGTTGTACTAAATAACCCTGCTCTAAAAGACAAATGGCTTCCCCAAAGCTTAGATTTTCATTTTTAAAATTTAGCATGTTTTCTCCTGATTAATTATTTTTTCACAAAACTTAATCCAATGTCCATATGCCATAATTTCTTCTTTTGTATACTTCTCTTTTAAACCAATATCTTCATATTTTAAAACCCAATCTTTTATATTCATTGAAATGCAACCTATTTTTATCATATTTTCATGACAAAATGCAAAATGCTTATTAAATTGAAAAGTTAATATATTGGTGTTGAGTAGATTCGCCTCACGCAGATTCGCCTCATACAGATTCGCCTCACGCAGATTCGCCTCCTGCAGATTCGCCCCACGCAGATTCGCCTCACACAGATTCGCCCCACGCAGATTCGCCCCATGCAGACTCGCCCCACGCAGATCCGCCTCACACAGATTCGTCCCACGCAGATCCGCCTCATATAGATTCGCTCCATGCAGATTCGCCTCATACAGATCCGCCCCACGCAGATTCGCCCCATGCAGATTCGCCTCATACAGACTCGCCCCATACAGATCCGCCCCATGCAGATTCGCCTCATACAGACTCGCCCCATACAGATCCGCCCCACGCA